GCCGCGAGCGCCCATGGCACGCCCGAAAGGAAGACCCGCACGACGCCGTCCGGGGTGTCGGTCACGAGCACGACGCCAACGGGCGCGGCGACGATGACGCGGAAGCGCTCGGGGCGGTCCTCCCGCACCCACCGAGCGGCGGCGATGAGCGCGCGAAGGGTGTGGGCCTCCCAGCGCCGCGGAACGCCGTCGCCCGACTCGGCGAGCAGTCGCGCCACGTCAGAGCAGGTGATGCCCTGCTCGCGCAGCCACTTCCGTGCCCTCGTGCGGTACTTCCAGACGTCGCCGTTGCTCAGCACACCACCACCTCCGGCGCCACAGGCTTCGCTGACTCCGCGAACCGACACAGGCCGTCTGCAAGGTCGTCGTCGCCGATGAAGGCCAGCATCGACCCGCGAGCGGGCGTGCCGACGCTCATCCATCCGCGAATCACCAGCTCCCCGAGCCGCAGGCCCGGATGCGCCTCGCAGGCGTCGACGAGGGCTCCCAGGACGCGCATGCGCTTGTCGACGTGGTCGCTCATGGTCACTCCGACACGCATCCAGGCACTACCGATGGCCGCTTGGATGGCGGTACGCGCGTCTCTCGACCACCGCGCAGCGTCCAGACTGGGCGACCGAGCCCATCGAGCATGTCGGGGCAGCCCATCGCCTCCCAGTCCGCCACGGCCTGCGAGTGCTCGGCCTGTCCCGCGTCCGGGTACGCCTCGGAGTGCTCGCCCCACGCAAACCAGCCGAGGGGCACGCGCCGCTCGTCCTCGGGACCCTGTGGCTTCGGAGGCGACGACGTTGGCAGGTGGTCGACGCGGGCCTTTCCCTCGCCCTGGATGCGCAGCGCGATGGCCTCGAGGAAGCGGTACGGGCTTCCGTGTCGCGCGTCGAGCGCCTTGCCCTCGCCGATGTGCGTCTCCACCGCCTGGGCAAATGCGACAGCGCCGACCTTGCGTGCCAGGCTGTTGATGCTCGCACCGAAGCGCGTCACGATGCGGGCCGGATCCGAGCCTGAGCGCTCTGCGACCGCAATCACCCATGCCCCGATGGCGCGTCCTGCCGCCGGGTCTGGCGCCTTGGGGGTTCCCTCGGTCAGCCCCCACTGCGCAGCGAAGGCGTCGCTACCGTCGCTCGGTCGGTCCGTCGCCTTGGTCGGCTCCTGGGTCTCGGAAGGCGGAGCCTCGTGCGCGCGTGTGCGCGAGTCACGCTCCGAAGGAGCGTTTCTCTTCTCTTCTCTTCTCTTCTCTACTGTCCGGACAGGGGTGGACACGTCCGACGCGTCCGCGCTGTCCGTCGCGTCCGGATTTGTCGGGTTTTGTCCGGCGGACATTTCCGGACAGTCCTGGCGCGACTTGGCGGAACGACGACGTTCGGCCTTGTCGAGCCTGTCCGCTTCACGCTCGGCGATGAAGCTGCCTGCATGCTCGGCCCAATCGTGGACGGTGAGCAGGTCGCCGTCGTAGTCGAGCCAGCCGTGGCACACAAGGGCGTTCACGAACACGTCCGCGTCGCCGGACCATCCGGCTGCCTCGGCAACGTCCTCGTTCGCCCACCCAGGCAGCGTCCCATCCTCGGCGACGGTCAGCACGCGAGCCCACAGGCAGACGAGCGACCCGACTACGTCCCTCGGACTCGAGCCGAGCGCGCGAACGAGCCGCAGGAACTTCGGCAAGCCGAAGATCCGCAGTTCGATCGGCAGATACCGACCTCGGCGTTTGGTCATGGCTTGCGTGCCGCCTTCCAGAAGCCGCGCAGGTCATCCCAGCGCGTCTCCACTGGCTCTTTCGGCAGCGGTCCCTGCCACGACCAACCGAGGCGGGTGAGCGTGACGAGTTCGCCGTCCGTGAACGACGACGGCTCCAGGCCGCAACCGGACAGCCAGCAGTCGCTGGGGTCGTCTTCGTACATCTCCTGGTCAGCGTCGACGCCGGCAAAGATGAGCGCCGCCTGAGCGATATCCGTGCACTTCACTTCTGTGCCCTCCACCGTTCGCGTCCCTGGACGCGCTTCCTCGTCTCGCGCCACTCCGCCATCAGCGCGCAGGCCATCTCGTCGAGCAGCTCGTCAGGCGACACGTGGCACCCGTCCTCGCGGCACTCGGCCGCGAGCTGCTCGAGGTCACGTACCGTCGCGCGCGGGAGGTACACGGCCTCGCGGTCGGTCGGCGCCTGCTTCGGGCGCTCGGGTGCCGGGGCGATGGTCGTCACGGCCGCACGCCCTTGCTGGCGAGGCGCGCACGCACGCGCTCCATGCGAGCACGGCGGTCCGCCTCGGAGTCGGGGCGTTCCGCTGCGACCCGAAGCGCCTCACGCCTCCGTGCGAGCTCTGGGTCTGCCGGCTCGTCGGTGCCGTCCTCGTCGTCAGGACCGGACAGCACCTGCCCGACCGCGCCGATGGTGCCGAGCGTCTCGACTCCGCGCCCGTCGACGACCTGCAGCGTCATCGTCACGCCGGCAGCCTGGAGCTTTCGGCGCAGCTCACGCGCCACATCGGCGTCCGTCACGCGTCCCATGGGCCACCTCCCAAGGAGCCCGAGGCGTGCGGTACGCCCCGGGCTCCGCATCCGGAATGGCTCCGGTCGCCAGCATGGCCCGTGACCCCAGCACGGCGCACGACGACCTGAGCCGCCGAAGTGGACTCGGACGCGACGAGGCCGCCGTCCGTGCGGAGTGCCTGCGCCGCCCACGAGAGCGCAGCCCGAGCGGCGACCGCGAGCGCCGCCAAGAGGAGGAGAAGGAAGAGCAGGATCATCTCCCGAACCCCAACGCCATGAGGCGTTCGCGCGCCTCGGTCCACCCGTCGGCCACGAACGCGATCCACCCGTCCGCCTCGAGCTCCGCGATCCAGGCCTTCTGCTCGGCCGACGTCCGTCCGCCCTTCTCGCGCTTGAGCTCGACGGCGACGCCGCGGGCCTCCGGAGCGCGCGGGGCACGGCGCGTGATGATGATGTCCGGCACGCCAGGCTTGACCCCGAGCGCCTTCATGATCGCGGCCGTGGCCTTTCTGCGCCAGCCGCCGTTGGGGACGTGGAACCAGCCATAGTGCCCGAGCGCCGTGAAGAGCCAGCGGCACAGCCAGCGCTGCTGGTCGTCCTCGCTCGGCTCCGCGTTCGGCTTGGCGTGCAAACGCGGTGCGTTGCGCGACCTGCCGTTGCCACGGCTCCCGAGTGACGCAAGCCAGGTCATCGCCGCGACTCCGCAAGGTGCACCGGTCGGCGGTCGTTGACGACGCGACGAAGAGTGACGCGGATGGACTCGACCTTCACGGCCACCGAGGCAAGCTCATCGAGGAGCGACTGGGCTTCGCAAGCGTCGATGGATCCGTCGGCCGCCGCGCGGGCCAATGCGCCGTCGAAGGCGCCGATCGTCGCGTGCAGCTCGAGGGCGCCGACGATGATCGTGCCGTCCTCGGCGGGGTGCTGCGGGGAGACGTCGTAGCCGCAGAAGCCGACGAGTTCGCGCAGGAAGCGCTCGCCGCCCTCCGGGCCGAGCGCGCGTACGATGTCGGGGAGGCAGCTCGCCGGGAGGTGCGGAGGGTAGTCGCCTGGCCTCGGGTGGAGCATCCGCGACACCCAGGTCTCCGAACGGCGGATCGCTGCGGCCAGGACGTACTGGTGAGACTCGCCCCGCAGCTCGTGCCCGAGAAGGGTCTCAGCGAGACGCGGAAAGGGCGCGCTGTCGTTCTTGCTACATCCATGGCGGGCGTTGGTCGCACCGTTCACGGAGCGGGCTCCGGTGCCGGGGCCGCGGGGGTGCGCCGATGGTCAGCGTCCTCGAACTCGCGGATCGTCCCCGCCGCGTCGAAGTCCGGGATCGCTCGCGCACAGCGGGCAAGCAGGCCGGCAGACGGAAGACGGCGGCCGTCGCGCAGCAAGATGCCGGTGACGCGGTGGATCCCGAGGAGACGGGCCTTCTCGGGCATCTTGGGTTCGGGGGCGCTGAGCCACGCTCGGAGGGTCGTCATGGGGATCTAGGTAGCATGGAGCTGCCTGCGGAGTCAAGGCCTGCCTGTAGCTGCCAGGTACAGGCCTTGCGCCATGCGCCCGACCGACCCTATTGGGTGATCATGTCGATGGGTCAACGACTCAGGGCCGCGCGGGACAGGCTGGGTCTGACGGCGGCGCAGGTGGCGTCAGCAATGGGTGTGAGCCGTCCGTTCTTGACGCAGATCGAGAACGACGAGGACCGCGTGCTGGGCACCGAAAACCTCGCGAAGGCCGCCGACGTCCTCGGCGTCTCGACCGACTACCTCCTCGGCCGCGCCACCGAGGAGACCTCCTCGAGCTCGGCGAGCACGAGCATCCCGCTCACCGGCGAGGTGACCGCTCGCGGGACCGTGAAGAGTGAAGCGCTGGTGCACAACCGAGGCGGGCTACCGCGCGCGGCAGCGGACGCCTTCACCTACCCGGAGCGCATCCAAGTCGCAGGCGCTGGCCCGCGTTGGTACGCCGTGACGAGCGCCATTGACGCGCGGAGCACGCCGCTCGGAGACCTTCGCGTCGGCGACATCCTCGTGCTCGACCCGACGAGGCCGCCCAAGGTCGGTGACCTCGTCGTCGGCAGCTGGTCCATCGAGGAAACCGAGCAGGTCGACCGCCGGTTGACCCGTCTCCGCCGCATCCGCGAGGTCGAGGGCGTCCTCGAACTCGTGCCCGTCGCCGAGGACGACCCCTCGGGGATCCTGCGCATCGGCAGCCCGGGCGTCGAGGTCCTCGCCGTGGTCGTGGAGCTCCGGCGCAAGGCGCAGACGTGAACGACTTCGCGCGCATCGTGGTCGGGTACCATGGGTGCCGCCAATCGTTCGCGTCTGAGGTGTTGTCCGGCTCGCTCCCTCGCTCGCGATGGCCTGCGAGCGACAAGAAGTGGGACTGGCTCGGGCGAGGTATCTACTTCTGGGAGCATGACCCTGAGCGAGCGTTGCAGTGGGCGACGGAGCGGTACGGAGGCCAGGCCGATGGTCCAGATGTTGTCGGGGCCATCATCCAGCTGGGGTCGTGTCTTGACCTGTCGCGGGTCGGGCACACCAGGCTTCTTGACGTGGCGCATCGGTTCGTATCGGCCACATACGCGGGGCAAGGCCAACCGCTGCCGGTGAACAAGCCAGGCAGCAAGGGAGACAGCGAGCTCCAACGACGCGAACTCGACTGCCTTATCGTCAACGAGTGCGTCCGCGTGCTACTGCCGAAGATACAGACGATCAGGTGTCCGTTCACTGAGGGACCCGAGGCCTATCCCGGAGCCATGTTTCGCACCAAGACGCACGTCCAGCTTGCGGTCCGAGATCCGGCTTGTATCTTGGGAGTTTTCAGGTCAACGCTATAGTTGAAGTCGTCGGAGGCGAGCATGAACAGCAAGACCGTCGAGGAGATGGCCGCGGAAAACCTCGAGAAGCTCAAGGACCTGGACCCGAAGCAGCACTGGGCCGACATGGTGAGCTCTGGCCTGATCGATGAAGACGGCCGCGTGGTCTGCCGAGAGCCGGCAGAAGTCCGGACGGGCCGCGACGGTGCGCGCTTCGACTGACCACCATGGCGTCAGGGTACTGAACGCTTGATCAGTATATCGCTCCCGATCTATCCTCCTGGCCTGGTCGGCTTCGGAGGGGTTCGTGGGGCAGGGGACGCTGCGGGACCGCTTCTGCGCGCTGCAGGCAAGGGGCGGCGTCGACCTCGAGGCTGACGCGTCCCGGGTGCGCGCCGAGATCTGCGACCCCACCGAGGCGTTGCCCGCCGCTGCCCTGGCGACGGCCCGCAGGATCGGCCCCGTCGTGTGGCGCCTCCAGGTCGCCGAAGAGCTACCCGAGTCGGTGTGGGCGGTGACCTACGCGGCCGGCCTGGGCGGGCTTGTGACTTCGGTCTGCGAGACGGCCTGGAGGGAGCTCATCGCCGACGTGCCTCGGAGCAGGTTCAGCCTCGCCCACGAGCTCGCCCACGTGCACCTGCATCACGAGGAGATCCTCGAGGTCGGCTACCTGCCGCACACCGCGCCCGGGGACGAGACCGCGGGGCTGCCCGAGGCCTGGGACACCGAGCGCCAGGCGAACCGATGGGCGGGCGCTCTCCTGGTCCCTGCTGTCGGTCTCGAGCGCCTGGCGGGGATCGGGCTCCTGACCGTCGCCGAGGTCGCCAGGCGCTACCAGGTTGCCGAGAGGGTGGCGGAGCGGAGGATCGGGGAGGTCTGCTACGGGTAGCAGCAGCGCTTGGCCTTCTTCCCGCTGCCGCACGGGCACAGCGCGTTGCGGGCTGGATGTCCCGGCGAGGGCGACTTCGCCGGGATCGCTTGCACCTGCTGGACGAAGTCGATCGGTCCCGCCGACGGCATCTGAAACGAGAAGACGGTCTTGCCGTTGTCGCTCGACACCGCCAGGTCGCCCAGGCCGATGATGTCCATGCCGACCAGGACGTCGCATCCGACGATGCTTCCGGTCGTGACGAGAAGCGACGGGAACCCAACACCGTGCGGGAAAGCCATGCTCACCACGTGGGTGCTGCACGTCCTTGGACCGTTCGCAGTCTGACTTACGGCCTGGCCAACTGGTGGGCATCCGAGCTGTGCGGCGAGGCGGTCGCTGATGACCGTGTTGGTCGCTCCCGTGTCCCAAACGCCGTCGACCTCGATGGCCGCCGGCGGCGGCTGCGTTGCCGGGTCGAACGGCAGGCCAACCTTGACCTTGGTGACAAGGACGTTGCGGCGGCCGCTGTGTCGAACGGTGAAGCTACGCGATGCCGGCGGGCTCAACGCGCGAAGCTCACGCGCGAGTGGAACGTGGCGGTGTACTTGGCCTCGCCCTCATCGCACTCCTGCAAGAAGAACGTGCCGGCACCGCAAACCTCCACCCCGAACGTGTAGGCCGCGATCAAGGTGTCGAACGCTCCGGCCACGGAGGCGTCCTTGATCACCAAGAACTTGCCCCGGTGCTGCGCGACCAGCTCGGCCTGGTGCTCTCGATACCAGGCGAACTCGTCCTGAAGGGTGCGTGCCATCGCTACTCCTGACCGCGAGCGGCAGCGGTCCATTTGAAGATGGCGCCCTAAGCATCGCCCTGTCAAGGCACCATCCGGCTACTCCCGCCCGCCAGCCACGCCAATCGGTGAGTCCACGCTGACCTCCGTGGCCGCCGAGCCTAACACCCGCCGCCAGCCCGGAGCGAGGCGATCTGCGGCGGGGTAGCTGGCCGCTACTTTTCTTGTTGACATAGCCACGGGCTACATGCACACTCCCCCTCAGGTCGCCCATCCCGGGCGCCACGGGAGACGCAGCCATGCCCAGCACCCCGACCACCGCGCAGCTCGTCGCGGGCCTCCACGGCTCCGACCTGGCGCGCAGCATCCGAGCTCCGCGCCGCGCTGACCTGCGCTCGGCCCTCGCCGAAGCCGCCTCCATCTTCCAGGACCACCTCGACCATCCGGGCCAGTACCCGCTGCTCCATGCGAGCACGCGCGTCGCCGCTGGATGCTTCGGGCCGGCGTTCGGGGGTGCGCGGTGAACGCTGCTCTCGAGGTTCAGGCCAACCGCTACCGACGCTACTGGTCCGCTGACGACGTGGAGGAGCTTGTGTCTGCCATCGGCCATGCCCTGGCGCATCACCAGCTCGCACAGCAGTCCGACCTCGGAAACCCGGGCGCCGGAGGCGTCGCGCTCGCCAGGTGGTCGGTCCTCGGCGGACACATCGGACGCACGCCGAAGGGCGCCTACGACAAGGCGTGCCAGGGCAGGCGCTTCGCACCAAACTGGGACGAGCGCGTTGAGGCCGCGCGCCTCGCCGAGCTCGAGCGCATCGCTCTTCGGGCCGCGATTCCGGCGGTGCCTCTTCCGACAGTGACGCCGAACGTCGCCAGCGCGCTCGCTGACCTTCGTCAGGCCAAGGTGCTCGTCGCCAGGGCGCTCGCCGCGCTGGGTGCCGAGTGAACGCCCCTCGGTACGCCAATCCCATCACCAGCGCCGAGCAGCGGATGCTGGACGTTTTCCACGCCGCCGACTGCGCGCGCTTCCACGTGCACGAGCTCTCCAACCTGCAGCGCATCTTCGTCGACGGCTTCCGGAACGACGTCAGGCTCGCCACGGAGCTGCCCATCATGCAGCTCACAGCGGACACCAAGTAGCAGGCCCCGGCTTCCTCTCCATGGGCCGCGTCGTCGGCCCCAAGCCCTCTCCCGGGGCCTCGCAAGGTGGACAGGGAGGAGAGGGCAACGACCGGCGCCGCGGCGTCGCCGAAAGTGCCACCCTGTAGAGAGGGGGCACGCCGATCCTTCACCACGCAGGAGACACCATGAGCACCGAGATTGCCACCGGAACTGTCATGCGAGGCTTCGGCGGGACCGAGATGGCCCGCACCGCCGAGACCGCGATTTCTGCCGCGGCTGCCGCAGCGAAGGCGGCCGTCGAGGCGCGCTACGCCGTCGCCATCGCTCGTCCCCGCGACGTCGACCAGGCGCGCGTCAAGCTCCTCGCCGCGTGCGCTCGGCCTCACTTCGCGAAGGCGGCGGAATATGCTGTCCCGCGCGGTGGGAAGACGATCACCGGCGCCACGGTGCGTTTCATCGAGGCTGCCATCGGCGCGCTCGGCAACATCAGCGTCGAGTCGACGGTCCTCTATGAGGACGACACCAAGCGGATCGTCCGCGTCACGGCGACCGACCTCGAGACCAACATCGCATGGTCCTCTGAGGCCGCGGTGTCCAAGACGGTCGAGCGCAAGGCCCGAAAGAACAACAAGACGCAGCAGTGGGAGGCGCCTGCGGGCGACGTGCTCGGCGAGAGGCTGAACTCCTACGGCGACACCGTCTACATCATGCGGGCCACGGACGAGGAGGTCGAGATGGCCGTTGCCGCTCGGGTCGCTCGCGTCGGGCGATCGCTCGCGACCAAGCTCATCCCCGCCGACCTCATCGACGAGGGCCTCGAGAAGTGCCGCGCGGTGCTGCACGCCGACGACGCCCAGGACCCCGCCCAGGCGCGGAACAAGCTCGTCGACGCCTTCGCTGGCATCGGAGTCCAGCCGGCCGACCTCGCGCGCTACCTCGGGCACCCGCTCGCCTCGGCGTCGCCCGCCGAGCTGCGGGAGCTGCGTCCGCTCTACGCCGCGATCCGCGACGGAGAGACGACGATCGCCGCTGCCATCGCTGGGCGCAACGCCGACGTGATCGACGTCGAGCCCGAGTCCGGTCCGCAGGCCAGCGCGCAGACCGCTCCTCCCCAGGCTGGACAGCGCGCCCGCCGCCAGCCCGCCCCGGCGCCTCAGGCCATGGCGGACGCCGAGGAGGCGCCGTGAACGCGCCCTCCGTCAGCACGCGCTCGATGATCTCCGAGGTCACCATTGAGGGCCTCGGACCGACCGAGGCTGCCGTGCTCCAGCTCGGCCAGTCCGATCTGATGGTCGTCTCGGGTGAGAGCGAGTGCGGCAAGTCGACGCTCCTCGAGGCGATCTGTTTCTGCCTCTGGGGCCGCTCCTCCGACGGCTCGGCCTTCCCAGTCGAGGCCGTGCGCGACGGGTGGGAAGCGGCGACCGTCATCGTGCGCACCGCCAAGGGCACCGAGTTCAAGCGCGTGCTCTCGAGGAGCCGCGCCATCACCCGCGAGTGCCAGAAGGGCGGCGAGACGCACCGCCCGACCCGCGAGGACGACTGGCGCGCACTCCTCGGCCCGCTGTCAGACGACGTGCTCGGCCGCGCGATCCTCGTGCCGTTCGCGTGGCAGGCGCTGGCAAACGGGCCGGGCGGAGGGCGACCGCTGCGCGACCTCCTCGCTCGGCTGCTCCCTCCGGTCGACCTCCGAGCGATCGTGGCCGAGCAGGTCGAGGTCCACGACGGCGACAGCGTCGACGAGAAAGGCGTGTCGGCCCAGCGCGCCGAGGAGCGAAAGCACGCCGAGCAGTGCCGCGGCAAGGTGAGCCACCTGCGCGGCGAGCGTGACGCCGCCGCGTGCGCGGTGCCTGTCGGCCCGTCCCACGCCGAGGTCGACGAGGCGCGGACGCTTCTCGCGGTCGCCGAGGCATGGCGCGAGCACGATGCCGCGAAGAAGCTCGGCGCCGCCGCCGAGCGCTGGGACGCGCAGCTCGCCGCGCTCGGACCCGAGACGCCCGAGCCGCCGGTCGCGTCGCCCGCTGAGGCGGACGCAGCACACCGGGCCTTCGAGGCGTCGGGCATCCGGCTGGCCGCGGCCGAGACCGCGCTGCAGCGCGCCAGCAAGGCCTTCGACAAGGCGCAGGCAGGGACGTGCCACGCCTGCGGCCAGTCGCTCCCCGAGGGTGCGATCGGGGCCGCAGCCGACGCGCTCCGCGCTGCCGAGCTCGCGGTCGCGTCCGCCAAGGAAGCCCACGGCGCCGCCGGTGACGCCCGCACCCGCACGCGCCTCGCCTATGAGGCCGCGTGCGTGACCTCGCGAGCGTGGGCTGACACCGCCCGCCGCCGCAAGTCGCTCGGGCAGCGCCCCGAGGCGCCCGCGGTGGTCGAGCCGGACCTGCCGCAGCCGACGGCCGCCCAGGTCGCGGCGGCGAAGGCGACGATCTCCGACGCGGAGCGGGCGGTCGGCGCCGCCGGCGAGCAGGACCGCCGCCGCGCTCGGGTGGCGGAGCAACTCGCGCAGGCGGAGCGCGACCTCTCCGACTCCGAGGGCGAGCTGCGCCGCCTCGAGCTGCTCCTCGACGCGGTTCGCCGCGCGCCGTCGGTCGCAGCCAGACGCCAGCTCGACGCGATCGGCGACCTTGGCCCCGTGCGCATCGAGTTCCCCGAGGGGGACAAGGCGGACGCCATCCGCGTGCTCCTCGACGGCCGCCCCTGGTGGCTTGCGTCAACTGGCCGGCAGATCGTCGGCGACGTGTGGCTTCGTGCCTGCATCCGGCGCCTCGCGCGCTGGCCGTGGATGCCGATCGTCGTCGACCGCGTGCAGGACGTGGCCGGGCAGGACGTGCCGGAGTGCCGGCCGGCGATCTGGCTGCGCACGTGCGAGGGGCCTCTGACGGTGGAGGACATGCCATGACCAACGCCCGCAACATCAAGTGCGGCTGCATCGGCGGATGCGGGTGCACGTGGCGGATGGCGCGGGAGTGGATCCGCCGCGCGCGCGCCTCCTACCTGACCTGCCCGAGCTGCCACGGGCTCGCTCGGGAGGGTGAGCCGGCCAAGACGATCGACCCGCAGACGAAGGCGCTCATCGGGCGGATCTGCGAGCGCGTGGCGGAGGACTGCGCGCGGCTCCTCAATCCGGACCGGCAGGCGGAGCGTGACGCGCTGAGGGCGCGGTTCATGGGGGTGAGGGCGTGAAGCCTTCGCTGCTCACCATCATCGAGCCCGTCCTCGAGAGCGGTCCGATCCTCGCGTGGTACCTGCGTGCCGAAGCTGGCAGACGGAGCCACTCCGTCATGCTGACCTTCGGGCCAGAGGGGACCACGATCGCGGGCGACCTCGTCAGCACGGGCTGGACGTACCGCGGCGGAAGCCTCCGATGGTTCGCCGCCGACATGGCTCCGAGCTACCTCGCGGGGAAGTTCCTGCCCCGGGTCTGGTCGAAGAAGGCCGCCGAGGACTACTGCGCCGACCTGCTGGGCCGTCAGGGCGAAGATGCGTTGCCGTATGACGCCCGGATGGCCCTCGAGGATGCCAAGGCGGATGGCGACTGGTCAGAAGTGGCATGGGTGCCCGTTGCGACGGCCCTTCGAGACATCGGCTTCGACTGCGAGGAAGTGGCTCCGTCGTACCGACCGGACGAGTGCGACTCGGAGACGCTCGCCGCGATCCATGGAGCGTTCAGGTGCCTCTTCTGGGAGCGGTGGGCGAGCATCGACGCGGCGGGGCAGCCGAGCAGGCGCATCGGGGGTGTGGCATGAACCTCGGCGAGAACGTGAAGCGCCTGCGGGAGCGGGCGGGGATGACGCAGACTGACCTGTCGAAGCGCTCAGGGCTCGACCGAGCGCACATCTCGAAGATTGAGTCCGGCGATCGCGGAGCGTCCGTGCTCGCGCTCATCGCCCTCGCCGACATCTTCGACGTCTCCCTCGACGAGCTCGTCGGCCGCACCCACGTCCCCGTCCGCCATGCCGTTGTCACGCTCGAGGGGGTGGTGACGAGCGTTGGCACGTTCGACCGCGCGAAGGCCCCCGGCATGGAGCTCGACACCGCCGAGGGGAGCTTGACGCTGGATCTGCCAGAGGACTCGGTCCGAGCCATCGCGACGCAGCTCTACCGGCGCGTGCGGCTCACGGTGGAGGTGCTCGATGGCTGACACCGCGATCGCTTGGACGGACCGCGTCTGGAACCCCACCGTGGGCTGCGCAAACGTGCGTGATTTGGTGTGCAATGCAATGCGTGAACAGAGAGCAAATCATCCTGTCAATCGTGGCCGCTGGGGAACTGGAGATCGACCCTCAGGGCAGGATCTGGCGCGTAGCGAAGCGGGGAGGCCGGCCGGATCGCGGCTCCTACGCGACGAGGTCGTGCACACGAGTGCGCGGAGAGTACCCGGCGAGGGGCGGCTACCTCTTGGTGACGACGACGATTTGCGGCGTCAAGACCATTGCGAGCGCGCATCGAGTAGTCTGGACACACCTGTACGGCCCGATTCCGGAAGGACTGACGATCAACCACAAGAACGGCGTGAAGGACGACAACCGCCCCGAGAACTTGGAACTGGCGACCTACTCGGATCAGCGGCGGCACGCGATCGATGTACTGAACGTGCAGCGCAACCACCCTATCGGGGTCAAGAACCCCAAGACGCATCTGACAGAGGAGGATGTGCGGCGGATTCGTCAGTTGCGAGCGGCGGGAGTGCTGGCGAAGGAACTGGCACAACAGTACGGCCTTTGCGCCCAAGCGGTCTCCGCGATCTGCACAGGGCGCACCTGGGCGCACGTCTGACCTGGCTCGCGCGCATCGTCTGGCAGTGCCAGGACGCCGGAGTGCCGGTCTTCGTGAAGCAGGACAGCGGCCCTCGCCCCGGGATGCAGGGACGCATTCCCGACGAGCTCTGGGCGCTCAAGCAGTTCCCGGTGACCGAGATGGAGGTGCCGTTTTGACCACCGACTGCAAGTGCATCCTCATCATCGGAGACGACACCGACGCCGAGGCCAACATCCTCCACCGCGCGGGCCACGGCGTCATCCAGTCCGCCCTCCGCGACAACACGTGGCAGGGCTCGCTCAAGGACGTGGACGTCGTCGTGGCGGTCGACGCCTACAACGGCGACGCGCGCGTGTGGTGGATCGCGGGCTATGTCAGTGGGCGCACCGGATGCCCCGCCATCGCGGTCTCCACCCTCAAGACCGTGCCGTTCGGGTGGATCCACGTGAGCCAGTCCGGCCTGGCAGAAGCGGTCGACAAGTCCCGCTTCGCCGAGCCCCCGAGGCGGCGCATCATCGACGCTCGGAGGGCCATCGACGACGCGATCCGCGAGGCAGAGCGAGCCATCGGAGTCGCGCACCGCATCGCGGGTGACGCGCTCGACGAGCTCCTCGACGGTGAGGGCGGCAAGTGACCTGCGCCTGTACCATCATCGCGCTCGGCCGCGACCTCGTCGGGCTCGTTGCGCTCGGGATCTACCTCTCAGCCGTGGCCCTCGAGGCTGCGATCGGAGGTGACCAGTGAACTCCCAGAGCTTCGCAGGCCTGGCGCTGCAGGCCTCCATCCACGCCGGGGGGCAGCGCGCCCTCGCCCGCCAGATCATGCGCGACGCGTCGAGTGTCTCGCGCTGGATGAAGGGCAAGGAGTGCGTCCCGCGCTGCGTCGTCATGGCGCTTCAATCCGTTCTCGCTGGTCCTGAGCGCGTCTGCGCGGCGTCGCGTGACATCTCCGCTTGTGGCAAGTTGGAGACGCGAGAGTCGACAATCGGCGACCTCGAGTCGGCTCTCGGGCACTACGACGCGGCGAACTGCCGAGGGGCGCAGGCCCGACGCGCCATCGTCCGCGCGTGCCTGGTCGACTTCACGCCCAAGACGCTCGTGCGAGCCGTCATGCACGACGGCACCAAGGCATCATGGCTGCGGCTCAAGGCGGGCGACCTGACGCCAGACCAGCTCGCGCGGCTCGTGAGCATTGGCCGCGACGTGCTTCCCCGCATGCGCGACGCGCTCCAGGCGCCGCCGATCGATCCGTGGGTGCGTCCGTCCGACGCGCGGGAGGGGATGGTATGAACGACCGCGCCGAGGTGGCGTGCCCTTCGGGAGCTGCGCCTCAGGTTCTTGCCGACCAGCCCTCGGCGCGGTCGGCGCTTCTGCGGGTCCTGCGGGTCCGCCCCTGCACGCTCGGCCAGCTCCGGCACCTCCTCGGCGACGCGGCGGTCGCGGCCTTCGCTGAGGCCGAGGCGCGGGGCGAGGTCGCGGTGCGGGTCGACACGAGCGGCGGCGGGCTCTGGCGGGTGCCGGTGCTCGTGCTGACGGGTGCGGGCTACCGGGCCTCGGACGTGGCGAGACGAGAGGCCAGCGGCGAGCCGGTGTGGCTCGTGCGGGCGGAGAGAGCAGACGTGAAGGGGCAGGGGAGGTTGTTGTGACCCCCTGCCGCCACCCGACGACAGACGCCGTGGCCTACTCCTGCCGCGTCTGCGGCGCCTTCCTCTGGGACTGCCCGTCATGCGTCGCGCTAGGTGAGCGCGGCGCCGTCGTCTGCCGCCGATGCGGGCAAGACCCGCACTTTGCGCCGCCCGTTGCGCCACCCGCGGACGAGCGACAAGGGAGGCTGCTGTGATGCCCTCGCACCGCTCCTACCTCGTCCCCTTCCCGGTCGACGACGGCGAGCCACTGACCCTCGCCCTTCACCTGATCCCCGAGGGCTCCCACGTCTGGCTGACCTGGACCGCCGTGAGCCCCGCGGGCGACCTCATGCACCGCGCCGCCAAGCGCCCGACCGACACGGAGAAGCTCAAGGCGTCGCCACTCGAGGAGACGATCGTCAGCTACCTCCTCGCCGGGCGCCTGGTAGATCCGCCCTTCGTCGTCGCGCTGCTCCTCGGTCTCGGCGAGCGCTCGCCAGACGCGCGGCGGGGGCTTGAGGACGCGCTCGGGGACGCGGCGAGGATGCGAGGTGAGCCATGACCCACGAAGACCTGCGCCACGCCATCCTCGAGGATCTCGCCGACGCCGCCTCCGAAGCTGCGAAGGCGGGCCGCACGCGACGGAGCACGAGGCTCCGGCTCCTACTCGGAGGCGCCGAGGAGGCGCTCTGCGGTCCCGTGCCGTCGACCACCGCGGCGCTCACGGTCGCCGCCGCGCTCGCGCGGGTCGTGCGGCTCCTCGCGGACGGAGGGGAACCGTGACCCCGGCCTATCTCACCCACCGCGAGGCGTGCGAGCACCTCCGCGTCCACCCGGAGACGCTCAAGGCCCGCATGGCCGTGACCCCCGAGCACGTCGCGCGCGCCTGGGTTGACTTCTCCGCCGGCGGGCGACCACGCTACCGCTGGCTCGCGTCCGAGATCGATCGCTGGTGGGCGGAGGTGTGCGCATGGCTACGATCGAGCAACGGGGCAGCACGTGGCGCGTCCGGTGGCGCGATCCAGACGGGCGGCAGAGGTCGCGGGCGTGCCCAGACCACCGGACCGCGAAACGGCTCGCCCTCGACGTCGCGGGCGAGGTCGCGGAGGGCCGACGGTGGTCCCCTCGCGACGCGGCGCCGGTCCCGCTCCTCGTCGACGTCCTCGACGCCTACCTGACCGACGTGCGCCGACTGCGCTCGGCCGGCACAGCGCGCGTCTACGAGAGCCGCCTCGACGGCTTCCTACTCTGGGCGGGCGAGGACGCGACGGTCGACGCCCTCTCGCGCCAGCTCCTCGCCGACTATTACGCGAGCCTCGCCCCCGGCCTCGCCACCCGCAGGCAGCTCGTGGCCGCGGTCGAGCGGGCGTGGCGCTGGGCGGCCGAGTCCGACGCCTACTGCGACGACGTGCCTCGCCCACGCCACCTCGAGGTGCCAGCGCCGCCCGGGCGCCCGACCGTGGCGCCCACGTGGGCCGAGGTCGACGCGGTCATCGCCCATGCGAAGGGAGAGCCCCACCGGCGGCTCCTCGCACTGCTCCGCTGCACTGGGCTTCGCGTCCACCAGGCGCTCGGCCTCGCCTGGTCCGACGTCGACCTGGAGCGCGGAACGCTCCGGGTACGCGGCGAGCTCGGCAAGACCTCGGTCGAGCGTCAGGGCCGAGTCGTGCCTCTAGCCCCGGTGCTCCTCGAGGAGTTGGCCGGCTGGGGCGTGCGCGAGGGCGCGCTCGTCGCGGGCCTGAAGGACGAGCAGGCGGCGCGCCTGCGGACGGTAGCTGCGTGGCAGGCGTCAGGCCAGCGGGCCGAGCTCTGGCAGAGACGCCCGCACCACGCCTTCCGTCGGGCCTTCGTGACTGGACTACGCCGCGCGGGGGCTGACCCGGACGCCGTCGAGGTCCTGGTCGGCCACTCGCTCGGGCTCCGCGGGGTCTACACGGACCCGGAGGCGCTCGGTCTGCGAGATGTCGTGGCCCTCGTGCCGAAGATCGTGTCGGGGGTCGTCTCGATTGGCTCCCGTGTCCGTAGCGTGTCCGCGCGAGCGAGGCGATGAGCGTTCACCAGCATAGATGGCCGACGCGCTCGACATGGCAACAGAAACCTCAGGTTACGTCTGGCGACCGATGCAGGTCTAGGTGGAATGCGGGTGAGGCGCAAGAAACGCCGTCGAGACGGGCCTTCGCGAGATCGACGGTGAGCGGTCGAGATCGGTCGATCCTGCTGCTCGTGTGCCCGTGGTGTGTCCGCGTTGGCGCCGGAAGGCCGGCGCGAGACGGGTCCTCGCCGGCCCACACCAAGGCGCGCGGAGCCACTGGACGGGCATGGCTGTCATCGACGGCACCAATGCCGGGGACGTCGTCGGTGTTTCCGGGCGGCCATCGCGCCTTGCATGACCCGCTCCCCGGCCGTAGCCTCGATCCGCAAGAGGAGGTCGCCATGCGGTACGTTCTCGGGTTGGCGCTCGTCCTCGCCCTGGCCAACGTGACTGCGAGCTGCAGCTCGCCAGCTTCGTGCGTGCCAGGGCGCTCGGAGCAGTGCTTCTGCGGGTCGAAGTACGGCGCCCAGGTGTGCCGGAATGACGGAACGTGGGGCACGTGCTTCTGCGGGGCCGGAGGCGAACCCGACGCCCTGGCCATCGGCCACGACGCCCACGGCGAGGCGGATGCTGCGCCATCGGACGACCCGGGGACGCCGCCCGGCGAGGCGGATGGCGCCGGCGGGGAGCTGCCACCCGTGGACGCGGCGAAGACCGACGCCGGGTTCCCTGACGTCCCAGCCGATCACAAGCCTCCCACGGCGATCGCCTCCGTCCTTGAGGGCCTCGAGGTCGTCCCGCAGACGAAGCTCCACTTGAAGGGGAGTTCGAGCACCGCCGACGGCGGCCCGATCGTGAGCTGGCACTGGACGGTGACGCAGCCGGCCGGGTCGAAGTCGATCTTCATGGCGACCAACACGGCTCCGGACCCGACCTTCGAGGTCAACGTGGCCGGGCTCTACGTCTTCGTGCTGACGATCAGGGACTGGGCGGGTGCGACATCCACCTCGGCTCCCGTCAGCGTCTCCGTCGTGCCGGACGAAGCGATCCACGTTGAGCTGCTCTGGGATACGCCGGCCGACCCAGACGAGACCGACGAGGGGCCCGAGGCCGGCGCCGACCTCGACCTCCACTTCATGCACCCCTACGCCAAGACCGGGAGCGATTGCGACGGCGACGGCGTCGGGGATCCATGGTTCGACGGGCACTTCGACTGCTTCTGGTTCAATCCGAACCCCGACTGGGCCTCGAGCGACCAGATGGTCGACGATGACCCAGGCCTCGACCTCGCCGATACGGACGGGGCGGGGCCAGAGATTGTGAACCTGAACGCTCCCGAGATGAGCACGACCTATCTGATCGCCGCCCACTACCCGGACGATCATGGCTTCGGACCGAGTCAGGTCGAGGTTCGCATCTACGTCTACGGCGCGCTGACCTACCAGGGTAATGCGGTCGAGTTGACGGAGGGCGACCTGTGGGAGGTCGTCACGATCGACTGGCCCACGGGCATCGTGGCCTTCATCCCCACGCCCGACGGCAAGCCAGCGATCGCGCATGGGTGCAGCAATCAGCCCTTACTCGGTCCGTAGCTGGCGGTCCATCGGAACTCGAAGAGGCAGATGTGTTCGAGGGGGCTCCTTGGCGCGGCACCTCGCCATGAAGTAGCATGCGGGAGCCTCGCGGTGGTCGCCAGGAAGTTTCGTGAAGGCGGCATGCCGTAGGCAGGGCATCCATGGACGCGCGTCGTGACATCCGGAGGAGCCTGTGATGGTGAGAATCGTGTGCGGCAACTGTGGAGGTGCGTTCACGCGCGAACAGGTTCTGAACGGCAAGCCGCCGGATCCACCGAAGCCTCTCACGCCGGCAGGCGAGGCCGCCAAGTTCGACAACGAGACGCTTGGGGGCAAGCACCATCGATGCCCAAGCTGCGGGAATCCCACCCTGAAGGTGGGATAGCTCGGCGCGGCCGGCGTCCTCGAGGAGTCCTGCGGCGTGCGCCTCGGCGACTGCCGCATCGGTGCTCTTGCCGAGGATGGCCCCCCAGTGCGCGTCGCTGTCCTTCTCGTCGGCCCACTTCGCCCTCGAGAACTTCGCGAGGAAGAGCGCGCGGGCACGCTCCGCGACTGCAGGCGGTGGCATCGATGAGCGGCCTGATGCGCCTGGCCTGGCGTGCTCAGCGCCCGGCTCCGGAGCTCGGTCGCGTGCCAGCCAGAGGCCAAGTCCAATGGCGCGCCCATCGCGGTGACAAGCCAGCAGGGCCTTGCCGCCATGCGATAGGCTATGGCTCGGCGACCCCTGGACTGTCGTGGCTCGCGTTCTCGGAAGGCTCTTTCAGGAAGCCGATCCTCCGCGCCTTCTCGCCGGATTTCTTCATCGCGACCAGCAGGACGCTCAGTTGGGTCACGTGTTGGATGAGCTGAACGCGCGCGCCATCAGAGTTGACGCCGTGGAACGTAATGATGTCCGGACCCCAGAAGTCCATGTCCTCAATGTGGAACGTGACCTCGCTTCCGAACGAGACGAGCCGCGCACCGACCTCGTGGTCTTCGTCGAGGCGCTCCTCGAAGCGATAGATGTACTCGCCGAGGCGCTCATGGGTCCACTTGGCGGGGTTGTTGGTCGGGTTGTTGACTATCGTCTGAAGGACGTCTGGCATGGGTGGCCCCATTGTCGGTCGCAGATCTGTTAGGAATCCCGGCATCTTGGCGAGTCCCGTCATGCGATCGATCTCGTCCTTGATGCGCGTCGCCGACTCGACGTTGGGCAACATGCCGTGGAACTGTCTGATTGCCTCAGATGCCTTCTCGCGCTTGTGGATCTTCGTGATGTCGTCTTCTGACACAGCGCCCCTCGCGGATCGTCGCATGGCCACCCACCGTGGACCCATCCGCTATCTGGTCCATAGAGGCGCCTCGCAGACGCCTGGTCAATGTTGGTGGGGACGGATGTTCAGCGTCAGCGCCGCATCGGCGCAATGCCTCTGCACGTGAGCGCTGCGGGACGACCGAGCGATTAGCAGCGCTTCCGACGTCTCGTACCATAGACCTCGATCAGCCGCCACTACACGAACCAGCAAGCGATCAAGCGCTGGAGCAAGCCCCGCGCTCGCATCATCCTTGGGTCCTGTGCTCCTGTCGATGTTGATGCTCGGGAAGAGCCTCAGGCGCATGGCCGGTCCCGACGTGGGAGCGGATGGGTGGGGTCTCCGCGGACTCGAGCCGTCGGAGCTCAGCGCTGGGGCGCCATGGCGATCTGTCACCGCCTCACAACCTCGACCGCGATCCCCGGAGGCACCATCGCCTTCAGCGCGAGCCGGAGGCCGCCGAAGACCGCGCGCCCGGACAGGTAGAGCGCGTGCGGCCCGGCGGTCGTGTCGGTCCGCTGCCACGCGTCCGTCTGAACGTGACCGCCGTAGGGCTGTCCGACCGGGCGGGCCTCGCCGCTGCTCTGCAGGTAGGTCGGCGGCGCCGAGCTGACGGCGTCCGCGAACACGACCACGCGGAGCGTGCCCGGCTCGCCCGGTGACGTCGTCTCGGCGCCGTTCGGCCAGTCGATCGGCCCCGGGGTGGGCTCCTCGATCCAGAAGGGCAGGATCTCGGCGTCGTGCGAGGCGCTCCCCAGGAACGTCGCTCCCGTCCATGCCGGCGTCCCGAGCGCCGCGAGCTCAAGGTAGGTCCCTCCGGCCCCGGCGACGTCCTCTGGCCCCACAACGAGATGTACGACGTCGCCGAGGACCACCCAGCGTCCGACGTGCCGCTGCTCGAACGGCGTTCCGGACACGGCCGTGATGCGCTGCGGGTTCGCCGCGGCGACGGTGACGGGCACAACCTCGGACCGGTCGGAGAAGACGCCGCGCAGGAAGGCGAACATGCCGCCCGGGCGCCCTCGGTATCCGAGCGCGACCTCGCGCAGGCCCCGCCTCCATGCTGCAACCGAGAACCCGGCAGGCCTCGGCAGGCCGTAGAACCTCGCGACGCGGTCGAAGTCAGCGCCCTCGGCGCCGGCGACCATCGTCGACCGCGCCGCCTGTGCCACCTGCGAGAGAGGTTGGAGCAGCATCGGTCAGCCCTCGGCCGGCGGAAGAGCGTCGACGGACGCGTCGAGCCGCACGGGAGCCCCTCGAGGGATCCACGTGACCCGGGAGTCCTCGCCGTCGATGCCGGTCAACGCGCCGTCGGACCGACCGGAGTAGGCGAAGCGCCAGCCGCCGACGAAGAAGGCCCCCTCGTCTGGCCAGCCGAACGTGCTCTCGACGAGAGCGACGGAGGCCGACGGGTCGAGGTCTGCCACGAGACGTGTGACGATGCCGCCCATCATCACCTGCACCTCCTGGCCGACGGCGTGCGTGATGGTCTCGAGCAGGCCGATCGGGAACTCGTCGAACACGTCGCCAGCGACCACGACGAGCGCCGAAGGCACGTCCAGATCCGCGGTGCGGACGGTGTCGCCGTCGTCGAAGGTCACGACGTAGCCGCCGCCTGCCGTGAGCCTGGGATGGACGGTCAGGACTGCGCTCAAGCCATCGTTCGCCGCGTCGGCGCCGGTCACGACGACGTCGGCCTCCGCTCCGTCCGGGGCGAGTGACCAGGCGCCAGCGTCGCCGAGGTCCGCGGGGTCAACGTAGGCGTCGAAGGTCGCCTCGACGTGGGTGAGGTCGGCCGGCGTCACGGAGGCGAGGAGCGGCGGCCACTCGTAGGCGCCGATCGACGGTGGCGCCGCCAGGTCGGCCCCGAGGTAGTCGGATGACGCCGCGGAGGGCGTGGTGCCGGCGTGGATGCCGGGGCTCGCGGTGCCGAGGCGGAAGTCGCCGCCCGCGCCGTCGACGAAGAGCGGGTTGGCCTCGATGCAGTCGGCGGCCTCGTAGAAACCAGGCGAGTTCCGGATGCTCGACGTCGTGTGGTAGAGGCCGGCGTCGCTCGTGTAGCCGAGGCAGTTGTAGGCGTGGCCCGCCGTCAGTCCGTAGGGGTCGGCGTTGTCGACGACGATGCAGTTGCGCGCCACGGACGAGTAGGACGGCGCATAGATCCCCTGCCCACCGTTGAAGGCGGCGACGCACTGCTCGGCGGTCGCGGCGCCGGTGAGCCAGATCCCCTGCCCAGCGTTGCCGTGCGCGATGACCGCCTCGAGGCTGCCGGTGCCGGCGTACTTGATGCCCGCTCCGAGGGCGCCGGTCGCGTTGCGGACGAGCACGCGCTGAACGGGGCCGCCCGCGTTGCAGTGGATGCCGGTCGTGCCTCCGTCGACGTCGAGGTCGCGCAGCGTGGCGCCCGAAGTCGAGAGGATGCCGTAGCTGCCGCCGCCGATGACGGACAGGCGTTCGACGGTGCCGGTCGACACGCGAACCGTGTACGACCCGAGCCCCTCGCCGTCGACCACCGTGCGCAGCCAGCCGAAGGCGCCGGCGAGGACCTGTTGACCGCGCAGAGACCATCCCGTGCCGGGCGCGGTCAAGTCGATGTCGTGCTCGACGAAGGGGCCGAAGTTCTGGAGCTCGAGCGTGACGTCGTCCTCGCCGAAGCGGTCCCCGATGGCGAAGGCGATCGTCTTGTAGGGGTTGCCCTGCGAGCCGTCGCCCGTGCCGTCGTCGCCATCGGTGGAGTGCACGTAGTAAGTGGCCACGCCCTACCCCTCCAAGAGCGGTGCGCGCTCGTGCGAGACAGGCCCCTTGACGAAGAGCGACTGGAAGCGCCTCCGCAGCCGGTACGTCTCGTCGCAGCGCCCGCGCCGGACGACGAGGAAGGCCTCCGACACCGCCTCATCGGCGAGCTCCGGCCCCCAGCGCGCGATCAGCGTGTAGCTCCCGGGCGGTAGCGGCGGGAGAGCGCAAAGGAGCTTGCGCTTGCTGCGGTCCGTGCGGCAGTCGTCGCCTGACCCGGGGCGGCACGAGTAGAACCCGCCGCTCGCCGGCCACTCGTTGCCGTCCGCGTCGACGGCGCGCACCTGGTACGGACCGGTGACGGGCCACGAGCTCAGGAGCTCGAGCGGGACGCCGCCCTCGTCGGGGTACGGGCCGAGCTGCCCGGCGACGCCGAACACGGCCGGAGGGGACGGCGAGCCCAGACCGAGATCGAACTCGCCGGCGTCGGCGTCAGGCGCCCACGCGGAGGGAGAGCCTAGGCCGGTGTCGGACGGACCAGCGTCAGCGTCAGGCGCCCACGTCGATGGCGAGCCAAGGCCGAGGTCGCCGGCCATGGACTAGTACGCCTTCTCGCCGTCGATGGAGATGCAGAGCCCGCCGCCTGGCGTTGGCGGCGCCCCGGTGATCCGCACGGCCAGGTACGAATTGGCCTCGGCGACGATGGGGTTCGCCGGCACGGCGCCGTTGACGGTCGGCTTGCCGGAGTCGGACGCCACGCTGATGGTCGCCAGCTTCCGGTTGGCCGCCGTCGCCGCGGCGAAGTCGTTGGTGGCGAATTCTGCCTGCAGGAGCTGATAGAACTCCACGGTGTACGCGCCACCGCCAGCGCCACCGTCGAGGAAGGCCGCCACGAAGAGGCTGGCCGTGTAGAGCGCCGGCACGACGCGCACCCAATGGCACTCGCTCCACGCCCCGCCGGTCTGCGGCTCGATGGTGCCCGGCTTCCAGCCGTCGCTGGTCATCGAGCCGTTGCAGACGGCCTCGATGGTGTACGGCTTTCGGGTCACGGCCCGTGGATTGCCCGCGTCGACCGGTGCGTCGGAGAGCTTCACCGTCCCGCGCGCGACCGTCGTCGCCGCCGGGACCGACGTCCCAGGATGGACGTGCAGCAAGGTCGACCCGCCACCCACAAGCTCATCGAGCTCCGCGCCGGTGGCGTTCGTGTCGTGGTCCTCGATCTTCTGGGCGATGAAGTCGCCCCGCAGATCGTCGACGTGGTCGATGAGCCCGGTGATCGCGTCGATGTAGTCCTTCTCGTGCTCCGATGGCCGCCGGAGCGCCGCATGCTCTGTCGACACCCGGCAGGCCGTGTAGGCGGACACGGGCGCGAGCTGTCGCGTCGTCTCGCTCTTCACCGCGGCGTTGTCGGTCACGGCGAGGAAGAGGAGGTACGTGCCGGCGCGGTCGACGTTGAGCAGCTTCGGGTTCTGGAGGGTGCTGTCGTCCAGGGCGGCCGCCGAGCCTGACGGCTTGCCGATCAGGTGCCACTTCCAGGACGAGTAGACGCCGGTGCCGCCGGTCGCGGACCCTGCGAGCTGAACCTCGGCGATCGGAAGGTCGCCGAAGACGTAGGAGCTGCTGGCGCCGGCGTTGGCTACGGGCTTGGCCATCGTCTACCTCCTCATCCGAAGCTGCCGAGGAGCGTCACGAAGAAGCTCTGCTCGGCGAAGGCGCCGCCGGTGCTCTTGATGTTGACGTCCACGCGCGCGTTCTCCTGGTCGAGGCGCCCGGCGTAGATGTAGCAGGGCAGGTTGTTGCTCAGCGGCGCCTCGTTGGTGTGGGGCGTGAGCAGGACGCTCTGGATGTCGATGACCGCTCCGACGAGGGGAGCGGCCTGGAGGCGCACCACGCCGGCGGACTGTCTGGTCGCTGTGACGACGATCGGGTTGGCGCCGTCGCTCGGCTTCGCCCCGACGCCGACCCACGTGTAGGTCACGTCGCCGTCCCAGTCGACGCGCCCGGCGGCGAGCACGCGGCACGAGTCCGTCCGTCCCGCGAGGTCGGCGAGATCGCTCTCGGTGTCGTCGATGGCCTCCTCGAGCTGGACGAGCCCGCCGCGACCAGTCGATGGCGCCGCAGTCAGCGGGTAGTTCCCGAGCTTGTCGTTCATGCGCGTCACGACGTAGACGAGCATGGACAGCACCTCGGACAGCGAGGTGACCGGGCTGTTGCCGAGGCCGAGGTTGAAGAGCTGCGAGATGCGACCCCATTCGTGGTAGGCGCCTCCGACGAGCGGGGTCTCGAGGTCGTAGCTGTCGGGGTCCCACGCGTGCTTGGGATCGATGAGGGGCAGCCCGCCGCTCCAGTCGACGACGCGGGCGAACTTGAACCACCCCGGATCCGCGTCCGGCACGTCGACGCCGACCTCGAACGCCACGCGCTCGACGAGCTTGGTCGACGGCGTGATCGATGCCTCGACGCCTCCGCCGACGTCCCACTGCCTGCGCGTCTCGACGTCGGAGGCCACCTGGATGCGCCGCGCCCAGAGCCACGGCGTGCCAGATCCGGCGACGTAGGCGGAAAGGTCGACGACTGAGGTCTGGCTCGGCAGCGTCGGATCGTGCCGGATGACGCGCCCGTCGGCGAGCTTGCCCTCGGTGCCGGCGGCGACGCCGCGCCAGAGTAGGCACTCGCCGATGCCGACCGCGGCCGGGTTGGCGGTGTCGAAGGCGATGGAGCTCAGGGTGCCCGACGCGAAGCCCACGATGCCGCCCAGCGCTCGGGCCATGTACTCGCCAACGAGCGTCTGCATGCGGGCGATGTCGACGAGGTCGAACCGCTCGTCGTCGAGTAGCTGGATCTCGTCCATCAGACCACCTCGGCCAGTTCGGAGCGGGTGCGGAGCGCCGTGCGAGCGTCGACGGGGTACACGTCGCCCGAGGGCGTCTGGAAGACGTAGTTGTAGACGCCGGGGACGCGCATGAGCGCCCGCCCCAGGTGGGTCAGCAGCAGGGGCGCTCCCGGGGAGAGCCCCTGCATGAAGGCGATGATCTCGTCGCGCACGGCGATACGCAGCGCGGCTAGGTCGTTGGTGCCGGCCTGGGCGATGATCGCCACGCGGATGGGGGTCCACTGCACTCGCGGCGGCACCACGCGGAGACGGCACCCTGAGGACCGGTAGCCCGGGAGATCGAACGAGCTGGACGCGTGGCCCTCGATAATGGCCTGGAGCTCCCGGATGATCCCCGTGTAGACCTTGTACCCGCGGATGCGCCACTGGTCGCCGGCGGCGAACGGGTTGAGCGCCGACCGGAGGTAGAACTGGCCGCGCTCCTCGATCACCGTCCACGGGAGGTCGGCGTCGGGGCCGTACAGGAGCGACGCCCAGCCGCCGCCAGAGTCGCGCTCGACGATGAACGGCAGGCCCACCATGGGCGACTCACACCACAGGAGCGACTGCCCGTTGGTCGGGATGGTCCCGCTCGAGGTGGCGCCGTTCGCCACGTCGGCCGTCAGGCCGGTGCCGTCGTCGACGACGAGCTCCGCGTAGGACGGCCGCTCGGGGTCCTCGAAGATGGAGACGTGCCGCAGGCGCCGACCGTCCGCGGCCTGATGGGACCGCGCCAGGAAGGCCACGGATGCGGGCATGACGCCCGCCAGCCCGGCAAGGAAGTCCTGGACGCGGCGCCCGAGCTCGTCGTCGCTCTCGCGGTCGACGCCGCCCGTGATGGGGCCCGTGTTCGAGCAGGCAACGATGGCGCTCGGGACGGACAGCGGCAGGGTGACCGTGTTGGAGGACGCGTTGCCGGCGCTCCCTCGAGTCGCGCACGCGACGGGGACGGCGGTCGCGGTCGTGAAGCCGTCGAGGATCGTGACGTCCGCGGTCTGGATGTAGACGAGCGACGGGTCATCACGGTGGCCGTAGACGGAGCCGGCCGGGACGACGAGGTTGCCCGAGGTCGTCAGCCGCTCCACCTGGAAGTCGCTGCCGGTCGCGGCCGACGCTCCGAGCCGCTTGCCGAAGCCCTTCGGCAGGTCGGTCAGGCGATCATCGAGGTCGGCCGACTTGCCGCGGAGGAAGAAGGCGTCCCGGATGGCCTTGAGGCGGAACTCGATCGCCTCGAAGTCCTCGGCGACCGAGCGCAGGATCGTCCGCGTGACTCCGCCCGGGGTGATGTCCGTGAGCCGTGGCTTCGCGCGCGCCACGGTGCGGGCCACAAGCCCGCGCTCGATCTCGTCGCGCACCCGTGGCTGATACGGCACCGGTCACCCCGCCAGGTCTGCATGCCGAGCGTGGGGGCGTTCCGCGGAGGCGTTAAGGCGGGCGTTAGCGTCGCACGTGGGCGGAATCCTGTACTTTGCTCGAACGACCTTCCGACTGGACGCATGGAGATTCGCTGCTCCGGTGCGGTCGGCGGGTGTGTCGGGCAAGCGTCCATGGTCGTCCAGTACGGCCAGGCGTCCGGGTGGCGTCCAGGGTGCCCCGACGGTCGTGGCGAGCACGTAGCCGGTCCCATCGGCGACCTCACACGGGACTCCGGCGCCTGTCGACGCCGCGACCACGGGAAGGCCCCTTCCATGCGTCGGAGGATCTGGAGCCCATCCCGTTAGCGTCCGGAGCAGGATGGCGACCACCCGTCCCATGCTCCACCTCCACCACGAAGCTACCGCCGGGGGGGGGAGGTGGGGGCAACAGTCCGTGGCGGTGACTTACCTTGCCGCCCGATCGAGCCGAGGCTACCTTGGCCTCGGGAGGCGTACCGCGTGACCCAACCCATCGCGAACGTTGGACTGGCCCAGGAGGCTCCCGCCACGCCTCGACGCGTTGCCGACCTGATCGAAGCCCTGTCGTCGGCCTCGGCGGCGGCGGCGTCTTCTCCGCTAGGCGAGGACCTCACAGTGACAGTGTCGAACCGCAAGGTCAGGGTCGAGTTGCATGCATGGTCCGAGGAGGCTGGACAGTCGTTGGCCATCGTCAACGGCCTCATGCGCGACCCGGTCGCCACGGCCGAGCGTATGCCCTATGGCGTCGTGGGCCGCGTGGCGAAGGCCCTCCGTCGTCACCTCGAAGAGGCTCTACCCGCGGGCGAGCTTCGGCTCGTCGGGTCCGATGAAGGTGACCGCGTCATCTCGCTGCCTATTATCGAGGCGTTGCGAGGCTTCGAGAGGCTGCACGACCAACGCACCGTGCTGCGAGGGAGCACGGTCCTGCTCACGCCCGTGTTGCGCGTCGGGCGGAGCCCTTCCGGCTCAGCGCGCTGGGCGGCGCGCGTGAGGGTCTACGGCAAGCTCGCGGAGCTCCCATTGCTCGATGCAGCTGCGGCCAGGGCAATCCGTGCGCTCGAACGCAAGACCGATGTCGAGGCGTGCGTCCATGCGGTATGGACGCGCTACGGTGACGGAGGCTGGGAGCTCGACGCGCGCGCCTCGCAGATCGTCGAGGTCCGGGAGTCGGGCTATCGTCCGCTTGCGCCAGGCGAGTGGAGCACGTTGCCTTCGTCCATGTCGGCCTCGCGGGTCGGCGCCCTGCTGAACGAGGAGGCTGACGAGTGGGCCGAGTAGCCGTCGACACGAACGTCCTCATCGCATCCTTGCCAACGGTTGCCGACACGGCAGATCCCCGCTTCGCGCAGACCCGCGCTGCACAGCACCTCATGGACGAAGGTCAGGAGATCGTCGTGCCTGCGCCAGCGTGGTTCGAGATGCTGCGCAAGTGCACGAACCAGGAAGCCCAAGCCCTGGCGCCGCTTGCACAGAGGCTACGGATCGAGGCGGTCGACGCCGCCGCCGCCGAGCGCGCCGGCGAACTGGTCCGGGCGGCCGTGAAGACACCTCTCTGCGACGCCTGCTTGAACGAGATGCCGCCAGGTCTGTGCAACAAGTGCGGGGCAGCGCGTCCCAAGTCTGCGCTTCTGCTCGACGCGCTCATTGTGGCTGTGGCGGAGGTCCAGGGATGCTCGGCCTTCTACACGTTCGACGAGACCCTGGTGCGCGTCCTATCGCCGCTCGCGCGTGTTGCACTGCGAGTACCGAGGCCTCCTCCGCAAGGCGTGCTGCCGTTGGCTCCTCCGCGACGCGCGGCGGATGAAGCGCCGTAGAGCCTCGCGGACTACCCCACGAACGGCACAAGCACCTGCACCGAACCGCCGACAACCTCGACCTCGGCGTCTACCTCGAGCCGCTCCCCGTCCTCGACCACGCGCACGCCGCGCACGGCGACCACCCGGGGATCCGCTCCGAGCTGCGAGCTCGCGTGCGAAGCGACGAACCCGGCCTCCGTGGCATCGCCCGACTCTCCGACCAGGCGCGGGAGCCCGTAGTCCGACCAGACCGATTCGCCCTGCACCGTTCCGAGGCGAAGCTGGAAGGCCTGCTTGACGTTGTCCGGCCCCGAGACCGTTACGACGTCCGTGTCACCGAGCGCGACGAGGTCGCCGTCGACGAGGAACAGGTCCGAGCCGTAGGGGTCGCCGTCGAAGGTCGAGGCCGACGACGGAACGCCCGTGACCGGTACCTGGACGACGTCGCCGGGCTCGAGGGGGCTGCCGTCCGCCTTGCGGTCGGGCGCGGCCATCCCTGACGCCGTAGCGATCTCGACCCAGCGCGCGCGGTCGCCGAGCACGCGCCAGGCGATGTCGGTGAGGCTCTCGTTCGGGCGGATCGTGTAGGGCGCCGTGTCGACCTGCCCACCGGTGGGCGCGGTCATGGACGCGGCCCCTGGCGTGTCGTCGTCGACGCCACCGGCCACGCCATACCCGAACGATCCCAGGGCCTCGGCGACCGTCCGGCGGATCTCCGCGAGGCCCTCTAGGATGGAGTCGCGCGTGGGTCGTGCGTCCTCGGCGTTGTCGAGGCCGAGCGCGTCCCACGTGTCGAACACGGCCGTCGTGGCAGCCTCGGTCGCCTGGTAGACGTCCGCGAGGAGCTTCCCCGGGAAGGCCTTCAGGTCATCGACCTGTCCCGCCACTGCCTGCGCTTCCATGGCGATGCGCCCGACCGCTTGCACCGGCCCTCGCAGGTCGTCGAGGGTGCGGTTGATGTTGGCGAGCTCCTCCTCGGCGCGCGCGACGTAGCCCGCGACAGCGTCCACCGCCTCGGTCGCGGACCGCGCCCAGCCAGAGATCGTGTCGAGGATGCCGCCCTTGCCGGCCTTCGCCTCGCCCATGCAGAGGAGCTCGAGGCTCCACGAGTACATGACGTTCGCCGAGGTCGTGTCCCTCTCGAGGGAGATCGTCGCGGGGTCGACGTCCCACGCCATGCCGTCGTCGATGGCGCGCAGCACGAGCCGCGGCTCGGGGCTGCCCGCCGCTTCGGCGGCGGCCGCGTCCTCCTCGAACTTCCGGAGGAAGGCCTTGAACTCCCGCGCGAGCTCGGGGCCGCCGGCGAACTTCCTGGTACCGGAGCGGTCTGACCCGAGGCGGTGCGCCCACCCCGAGAGGCCCCGGAACGAGACGCGCTCCTCGCGGAGCCCGGAGTGTTCCTTGACGGGGCGCTCACCCAGCGTCCACGAGACCTGCGAGGCGGACTGGTGCTGGATGGACGCGTTGGCCGTCGGCGGGAAGGCGATGGAGCGCGACAGGGCGCCTCGGCCATCGTAGACCTCGAGGAGGTATCGGATCTTCGCGCTGGCCATCGTTCCCTCCTAGGCGTTGGACGCGTCGAGCCAGAAGGCGGGCATGCCGCCGGACAATAGACCGCTCTGCCCCCAATAGCGGAGCGTCCCCGCAGGGTCCGGCAGGACGCCGTTGGTCACAACGAACTCGAAGAAGTAGCTGTCAAGGTACGCCGAGGCCGCCGCGAGATTGCCAGGCAGCGACGTCGGGACCGTCTTGATCTGCCCGGAGGTCTGCGTCACGGTGGCGCCGCAGGCCAGGATGCAGGCGTTCCCGAGCGTGGTGTCGACCGACATGGCTACGAAGTACGGCACGCCAGCCTCAAGCGTGCAGGAGAAGCTGCCGCTGCCCCATGTGTCGGCCGCCGTGTTGAAGTCAGCCAAGTAGGCCATCCTGGCCAGATCCGACAGGCGGTACACGGCGACGTGGTGCGAGGTGTTCGCCGTGGTGTAGATGCCATACCAGCGGATCTTGGAGACCGTGATGGTCGTCCTGGGGATAAACAACGAGCAGCGCGCGGTCGACGTGCCGATCTGCGTTGGCGTAGGCGAGACCACGCCGGACGCCTGGCACATGGCCATCAGCCGGCCCGGATCTCCGTCGCCCACGCATCCGATGATCTTGTCGCCCCAGGCAGAGGATGCGAAGGGCGGCGTGGCCCACGACGGATCTGCGCCCGCTCCGCCATCCCTGAGGTAGCTCCCGGCCGCGCTCGGCGAGAGCGCCGCCCACCCCGAGGCGCCGCGGTAGAGGATTTGCCCGCGCGTCGAGCCGACGAAGTCCAGGACCGCCGATGCGCTCAGCTCCTCACCCGTGCCTGCGCCGGACGCGCGCCCGAGGACGCGAGCCCCGGCCGCGAGCCCGAAGTCCGCCGCGACGTGCGAGTGCCCCGTCGCCGCCTTCTCCGTGTCGAGCTCGTCGATCGCCGCCTGCACGTTGGTTGCGGCGATGCCGCCCGCCGGCACGTTGACGACCTGCGCCGCCGTGAGCCCAGACACCGGCGAGATGCTCTGCTCGCGGTTCTGGAAGAGCCGCACGACCTCGCGGATACGGCTCTTGCCCGTGCCGCCGTAGGTCGACTTCGTGTCGAGGATGACCTTGAGCAGCGGCGTGAACTCGGAGAGCGGCAGCGTCGACAGGTCGAGGCTCCCGGTGGTCTCCGCGCGCGCGGCAGTCAGGCTGGTGTGCTGCGCCTGCCCCGGGATCCAGACCTGCCGGAGCGCCGTGTCGAGTGCGGGCATGCCGTAGCAGTAGTAGCAAACGAAGTTGGTCGTGTCTGCGTCGGTCAGTCCCAGGCCGGCGCCGTCGTACTGGAGCAGCGTGCCGTGCTTGTAGATGAGGCTCGCGCCCGTGCTCCAGACCCACTCGCCGGACGCGAGCCGGTAGAGGTGCGAGTAGGGGCCGCCGTCGGACTGCGCCGTGCAGGACGTCTTGAGGTCCTCGTCGTAGATGTCGACGGCCGTCACGGCCATCGTCGTCGCGGCGTCCGAGTCCGTGTCCGGCGTGTAGCCGCTCGGCACGGCGCCGGTGAGCGCGCGCATCGTGCCCAGGGTCGTGTGCAGCTCTCGGTGGGTCGCCGTGTCCATGGCGACGGTGTGCGGCTCGTGGAACCCGATCCCCGATGCGAGCGTGCCCGACCAGTACACCTCGCAGGTCGGCGCGTGGAGCATGATGTCCCACGGCGTGTTGACCGCCGACCACGTCCACGCGCTTCCGTCCCAGTAGTAGAACCACCGCCCGGTGCTCGCGGTGTGCGCAGTCGAAACGTGCGGCGACGGCTCCGTGTGCCGCACGCCGTTCACGTAGACGTTGAAGGTCCCGCCCGACTTCGCGGTGACGGTGACTTTCCTGGTCCCCGCATCGTAGGCCACCGTGACCGCCGGCGTGCCGTCCGTGTGCAGCTCGTAGCCGTACGCTTTCTGGCGGCCCACGAGTCGCGAATCAGTCCCCTGGACGACGTCTGACGACTCCTCGCCATCCGCGGCGAGCCGCGAGATCCCGGCGTCGGAGGTCGATGCCGCGGGGAGGTCGCCCGCCGTGTGCGCGTGCGATGCAGCGGCGGCCCCGATGTCCCCCGGCGAGAGCGCGTCGCCGCCGAGGGTCGCGTGGCTCGCCTTGTGCGCCGTCGGCGTCCGAGCGTTGCTCAAGCGGCTGTCCGTCGAGTCGACTGCCTCGCCAGACGCGCTCTCACCGTCGGTCGCCAGGCGCACAAGGCCCTTCGTCGTCGTCGAGGCGTCCGAGATCCAACCGTCGAGCTTGCCTCCCGCGTCGGCCTTCGGGATGGCGTTGGCGCCTGGCGTCGCCGTGCCGACCTCGTCCCCGCCGCCATGCTGGTGCTGCGTCGCGTGATTCCCGCCGCCGCCCGGGGCGCCGCCGTCGATGACCTGGCCGTCCTCGTTGAAGACGGCCATGTTCCCGACGCCGGCCGTCGGGACGAGCTCCATGCCTCCGCCGGCAGGCTCCGCCCACATAGCCGCGTCCTCGCCGGTCGCCGTCAGAACGTCGCCGGCCTGCGGCTTGGACGCTGTGCTGACGACGACGACGACGCCCTCTGCGGTCCGGAGGCCGCTCGCCACGCGGTCGTCGCTCAGGCGCGCATCGTCCCCGGCGCACGCCTGATTGGCGCCCTCGCCGAGGGTGTGGTGGATGGATTCCGGGCTGCGGTCGGTGTCGGGGAAGCGCGGCGCCACGTCACACCCCCTGCTCGGCATCGGCCGAGACGTGGATCGCTGCGGCCTTGAGCGCTTCTGGCGTCAGGGAGGGGAGGGAGCCAAAGAACTCCGGTACGCCGTGGCTCGCACCGAGCGCCGGTGCTGCGACAACGAGCCACGCATGCATCGCTTCCATGTAGCTCTGCGCCTGCTGCAAGTAGGCGAGAAGCGGACCGGCGAGCACGAGCCGCTCGGCAGCCTCTCCGCCGCGGGAGACGCGCAGGACGCCATCGTCCGGCAGCTGCACGCGGGCCGTCGGGTCCTCAGCGTCGCCGAGGTCGAGGGTCCACGCGCCCCTCGAGTCGAGGATCTGTCGCGTGCCCCCGTTGACCCGCGCGAAGTCGGCAGGCCCGACGTCCCCGGGGTGGTCCTCGGCTTGATCGACGACGGGCGTCCGCTCGGCGATGGTGGCTTGGGTGTTCTGGAGCGCTCCGACGATGACGGGCGGGTACTTCCCTCGCAGGACGAGCACGACCTGCGTTCCCTCCGGGGTGTCGGCCCCAATCGGCACGCTGTCGGCGATAGTCTGCGGGTCGGGCGTCGGAGGATCGTAGCCCCACGCGCTCGCGCCCCCGCCGGCGACGACGAAGGGCAGGTCGTTCCAGCGCTGGGGGCTGTTCGGCACGAAGACGTCAACGAACACGCGCCCGTTGCGGATGCGCACGCGACGCACGTTCGCGATGACGGCGGTCGGCGGGCTCAGGATGCCGGTGCCGTGCGGTCTCATCCGATGTTCCAGGCCGGGCGGCGGAGGTTGAAGTCGCCCATCTCCGCGTCCTCGCGCGCGGTCCGCACGCCGCCGACACCGAGGCGGGGATCAGAGCGCGCCGACTCGTCGAAGAGCCCGCGCGAGTAGCTGACGGTGGTCGTCGAATGGATGGCCGACCCGACGACCGAGAACTGGTGGGTGACCTCCTCGACGTAGCAGGTCAGCTCCGGGCCCGGAGCGCCGGCAGGCATGCCAACGCGCAGCGGCTCGCCGTGCCGCACCTCCGGCGAGAAGCCCTTGATGACGATGGTGCCCGACTCGAAGCGCTCGTTGGCGTACATGAACTGGTGCGCCTGAAGCGCGATGGTGCGGATGCCGGTGATGATGTCGGCGATGTCGCTCGCCTCGGGAGGCATGAAGGGCCACTGCGGCTGGAACATCCGGCAGCCGCGCGTCCAGAGCTGGTTGCCGCCGAAGATGGGCAGTCCGGCCTCCTTCAGGAAGCGGATCTCCGACTGCGGATCGGTCGGCAGCCCCATCGTGACGAGGGTCACCGAGTCGTCTTCCGACGAGCTGTAGGAGACCTCGGTGACGCGGTCGGCGACGACGCGGGTCGCCCTGTCGATGTTCCAGGTGGGCTGCTCGAAGAGCGTCAGGTCGAGGTCGGTCGCGGACACGTTCCAGCGATGGGATCCGTCCTCGCGGAAGATGTTCATCCGGTCGCGGACCCACCGCGACAGCGGCATCGTCCGCCAGGGGCGCATCCGGTAGACGAGCACGGGGTTGCGCCCGAGCGCCGAGCCGAGCTTGGACGAGAAGGCCGCCCCGGCCGGCTGGCTCCGCAGCGCCTGCAGCCGCCGCTCACGCTCCTGTGCGACCTCGAGCTCCGACGGCTCGAGGAGGTCGCGAAGCGACGCGGCGAGGTCCGTGCTTGTTGCCGCCGTGCCAGCGAGGTTGGCGCCAGCGGTGGCGCCCACCGTCTCGGCCTGCCGCTTCTTCCGGAGCTCATCGCGCACCTGGGCCTCGAGACCGAGGGGCGACGCCTGCGACGGCACGCCGGGGGCCTCGAGGGATGCGAAGAGCTCCACCATGTTCGGATCGGCCCCGAAGGTGCCCATGATGATGCTCAGCGCCGTGGCACCGACGGGCCTCACGGCGTGCATGCCCGGGACGCCCCAGCCCGGCACCGCTTCGGCCGAGCGGTTCGCGGCGAAGGCCGTCGCCGTCGTCGGGTCGTGGACGACGGACACGGCGTGCCCGAGCTCCTCCTCGCCGAGCGACTTCGGCAGGACGATCGCGGCGAGGTGCGGTAGGATCTCGCGCAGCGACTCGCCGATGTCCCGGCGCTGGTAGGACGGGAGCGCCGGAACGCTCGCCAACGCCTCTCGCGGCTGGTCCTGGAACGGGTCAAGGTCGCCCAGGCGGCTCGCGAGCTGCGAGCCCGTCTGCTTGGCGATGGTCGGCATGAGCCGCTTCGTGTCGGCGACGGAGAGCAGCGCGTCGAGCCCTCCCTCCCACGCCTCGAGGCCCATCACGCCGCCGAAGCGCGTAGCGCCGAGCTGCGAGAGCACGTAGAGCTCGAGGCTCCCGAGCACCGCGAGCCACGGCACGGCCTCGACCGTCGTCGGGCGCGAGACGATGGCGCCGGCGGGCCCGGACGCCGTGATGCCTCCGCCCCTGCGCTTCACGTACCCGAAGGCGAGCGCATCGCGGGTCACGCCGTCGCGCACGACGATCCAGTCGCCGTGACGCGGCCACACCTCGCGCTGCTGGCTCCGAGGCACCTGGAGCGTCAGGGAGATCTTGCCCCACGGCTGAGCCACCGCGTGCGACCAGCTGACCGACGTGCACCAGTCCGTCAACTGGATGACGCCGCGGGTGTGCGTGTGGAGCTCGATGGTCGGAGGCGTGGCGGCCATCAGTGCACCGCTCCCTTCACCGCGTCGATGACCGTGTCGAACCCGCTCTTGATGGAGTCGCGGACGCTGCCGACCGTGTCCTTCACCGCATCGACCGCGATGGTCGAGACGAAGTCCGAGAGCTTCCCGCTCCGGATGGCGTCCGCGAGCTTGTTGACCGCATCGACCGATGCCGCGCCCAGAGCGGTCATCGCTCGGTTGACGCCGGCCTCGGCGACCACGACGTCGCCCCACTGCTTGTCGGAGGCGCTGTTGATCTTCGACCACTCGGCGGCTGCGATGGTGGTCGACAGGCCGTAGTTGGCGCCCGTGAACCGAGCCGACTTGCCGGCCGACGCCTCGCTCCCGGAGAGGTTGACGACGCCGCGAGCCGCGTCCGACCCGATGCCGAGCGACGCCATCGCGGCGAACTGTCCGGCCGAGCCCGTGCCGGCGTAGGCCCCGAGCGCCAGGTTCGGGTCGGTCATCATCCGCTCGTAGCCCTGCATGAGCCCGCCGAAGCCTGGCCCGCCGAGTCTCGCGGCGTTGCGGAGCATGTAGGCCTCGCTCAGGCTGCCGAAGCCGGCCAAGAGCCCCGCGCGGCCCTGCCCTGCAAGCCCGGTGGCGCGTGCTGCAAGCTGCGGCTGCAGCGTGCCCATGCCGGCGAGGCCCGGCGTGTTCTCCATGCGTCCGGTCGCCCGGTTGAAGGCGTCGAGGTCCATCTTGAGGCCCTGGGACGCCATCTGGGACGTGGCGCCAGCGATGGTGGCAAGCCATCGATCCAGCGACGAGCCGCGAAGCCCCTGCGAGAAGGCCTGACGCAGCGCGGCCTGCGCGTCTCCGTTCTTCCCGCCGCCGCCGGCGCCCATGGAGCCCGCGTAGCCAGCGATGGCGCCCATGGACGCGCCAGAGAAGCCAGCGAGGTGGAGCGGGTTCATCCCGCCCATGCCGATGTCGGACGCGCCCACCATGCCCCGGGAGCGCGCGAACTGGAGCTGCATCGCCGACGACTCGCCCGGCGTGAGGCCGAACTGCGTGCCGATGGCGCCCATGCCGGCGCCGCTGAGGCCCGCTACCTGGGCGTTGGCGATGTTCTTCTGGACGCTCGCGCGGTTGACGGCGTTCTGGTAGCCGGTCGCGATGGCGTTCGGGATGAGGCCGCCGGCGAGCCCGAGGATGCCCCCGAGCCCGCGGAGAGCGGTCCCGCCAGCGCCACCCACGCGGTCGGCCAGCTTGTTCGCGCCGTAGCTGCCGGCGAGGAGAGCGCCCCCGGCGACCGCGCCGTAGGGGTTCGACGCAAGGTGACCAGCGAGATAGCCGGCGCCGGCCATCATCGCCGTGCCGATGCCTCCGCGCCCCGCCTGTCCGGCCCGTCCGCCTCCGGCCGACCCGCCGCCTCCGAGCGCCTTCCCTGCCGCGTCCGCGGCACGGTCAAGCGACCGCTCGACGCCTTGGATCGCCTGCTGCGCCTTTCGGGTGTCGGCGTTGACCTCGAGCGTTACCTTGTGGCGGGTCTCACCCACGGCGCTCCTCCTCCCACGCCTCGCGTTCGAGCGCGTCCCACTGCGGATCCCCGAGGAGCACCGGCCCCTTGTCGGCCTGCGACTTCGCCGCGGCCGTCATCCGGGCCTTCTCCATCGCGGACCACTCCGCGTCGGAGAGCCGCATGAGCACCGCTTCGGCCTCGTCGGCTGCGGCGAGGTCGGGCATCAAGGGGTGCGTCCGGCTACGCGGCGGCTCCGGCCAGGCCATGCGCGACCACCTCCAGCCGGCGGCCGCCCGCGCCCTCCTGACCCGCTCCTCCGTCTCTGCGAAAGTAGCGGGCGGTGTGCGCCTCCGTGATGGCGAAGAGCCGGCCGAGTAGCTCCTCGTCCTCGCCGATGGCCTCGAGGAGCCAGTCAGGCACTTCGCGGAGCTGCGTCGCGACCGAGACCAGCGCCCAGATCTGGGACTGCGCCGCGGGCGGGAGATGCTCCCAGGGCATGCCGGCGCACGCCGCGGCCCATCGGTCGCGCTTCACGAGCTCGTCGCGCGTCATGATGCGCGAGACGACGGTCGCGCGGTGGAGCTCTCCCGACAGCGGGTGCTCCCAGGCGACAACGACGTCGAGGTCGCGCGGCACGAGCGGCTTCGTCTCCGGCACCTGCTCCGCCGGGGGCTCCCCGCGGTTCATGCGTCGGAGGTCGACAGTCCCGAGGCTCGGAGGCTTCGTCATGGTCTCGGCCCACCCCTTCCTGCGCTACGCCGTCTGCTCGTCGAACACGGTGATGCCGACGCCGCCGACGTCGGACATCAGCACGCCGCCGAGGCTCAGGTTCGTGCCGACGCTCTGGATGCGCGCGCCCTCGACCTTCAGGATCGGCGCGTCCTCCTTGCGGTTCCAGAGCTCGAGCGTCATCTTCGGGAAGCGCAGCACGTCGAGCGTGCCGCCCCGAGGCATGACGCCGAGCTCGCCGAACGAGCGCTTGTAGACGCGGACGAACCCGGCCGACCACGAGACGGAGCGCGCGTTGGGCACGTGCTCGATGGGGTCGATCTCTCCGAGCTCGCGCACCTCGGCGTGGTCGATCGTCTCGTTGACCGAGACGGACTGGCAGTGCCCGACCTTCCGGCCGTTGAACTTGAGCCAGGCGCCCGCCGAACCTACCGCACGTCCCTCGTCGGCCATGGTCTGACCTCCCTGCTACTGGATGACCGTCGTCGCGTGGACGGCGTGGCTGTTGAGCACGACGAACTTCTTCGTGATGCGCGGCGCGTAGTCCCAGTCGCCCACGAGCACTTCGCCCTCGTCGCGGATGGTCGCGGAGCGGTCGTCGAACGAGACGATCCGCCCGTCGGCCACCTGCTGACGGAGCACCTTCTTGAGCAGCGTGAGGGCGGCCGCGGCATCGGTGTCCTCGTCCGCCACGAGGACGCGCATGGCCTCCCGGGTCTCGCGCACGTGTGTCAGGCAGCCCTCGACGGTTGCGCCGTCGCTGAGCGCCGGGTTGTCGTCCTCCTGCCAAGTCGTGAGGTCGTCCTCGACGCGCCAGCCGACCTCGTCCTCGGTCAGGATGACGGCGCGCATCTCGAGCATCTCCTCGACCTCGGACGCCGGCGTCCAGTCGGCGCCCTGCCGCACGCCGATGACGCGCGGGCGCTTCCAGGTGAGCGACGTGCCGACGTTGACCCCGGCCTGCATGCCGCAGAGCATGAGGGCGAGCCGATTCGGCTCCACCCACGATCTGCGGCCGCGGTAGTCGACGAGCTCCACTTCCTGCGCCACGAGCTTCGCGTACTGCGAGTTGAGCCCGTTCAGGCGAGCGCGGATCTGGTCCCGGGTCTCGTCGGGCTCGGTGCCGAGCCAGGCCTGACGCTCCGAGCTGCCGGCGACGTCGACGCAGTGCGCGAGAGCCTTGGCGTGCACGGTCGAGTCCTGAGAGTCGAGCCAGAGCAGGTGGATGGGCAGGTTCTCGAGCGACGCGAGCGCGGTCTCGTAGTCGTCCGCGTCAGGAGCGGCGGCCGACCCGCCGGAAAGGTAGCTCGCCACCAGCGCCACCGGTGGCTTGGTCGCGTTCGCCGCCCGCTCCACCTCGACGAGCGAGGAGGCACCGAGGGCCGTCTCGATCGCCCAGAGGTCAGCCTTGAGCGAGATCGTGGCGGCCTTGATGCTCCCTCCGGCCGTCTCGTCGAGCTCGTCGAGCCCGATGACGGCGGCCTTGGCGCTGACGATGGTCGCGTCGAACCCCTTGCCGGAGTAGTGGTTGATGTGGTCGGCGGCATCCTTGGCCGTCGGGTACTGCGCGAGCTGCAGGTCGAACGCCCGGCCTTCGATGGTGAAGGTCGGCGCGGCGGCTCCTGTCTCGGCGAACACGATCGTCGTGACCGCGTTCCAGGACTTCGTCGACGTCTTGAAGACCGCGTCACCGGCAAGCCAGGTCAGCGTCTCCGTCTCCGGGGAGCCCGTGGCGCGGTTGATGCCGCTGATGACCGCCGTGAACTGCTTGTCGGCCGCGGGAGCGCCAGACGGGGTGATCTTGATGGTCCCGTCGAACGCCATCTTGCTCGGCGTGTAGGTGCCGAGCGCGATGGTCGTCTTGGTGTAGCTGATGCGCAGGCCGGTCGAAGGCGCGTAGGTGAGCGCCATCGTCGTCGCCTCCGTCTCGTCGTAGGTGACCGACAGGACGAGGCCCGAGCCGATCTTGGTGAAGCGCTCCACCTTCGCGTCGCGCTCGAGGGTGTAGTCCCACTTCGTCGCGTCGCCGGTGTTGGCCGCGACCGTCACCTTGATGCGGTTGCCCGCGTAGCCCCATCGCTTCGCGTTGACGACCAGGGATCCGGCGCCTCCGGCGTCGAGCAACGTCCTGGTCGCCTGCGTCGTGACGCCGGCGCCGACGAGGTAGACCCGCGACGGTGCGCCGCGCACGGCCTGGTCATTCGAGGGCGAGTAGATGATGTCGACGAGCTCCTTCAGGAGCTCGCTCCCGGGCTCGACGGCGAGGAGCGACGACGGGCTCATCGCCATGACGGGCGCGGCCTGCTCGAGGAAGGGGAAGTCCCCCACGAGCGCCACAGACTTGCCTCCTGGCGACTGGCCGCCGAGGGCGGAGACGTCCGAGGTGCTGTAGACGCCGGGGCGCCGGGTGACGCGACCGTTGACGTTGACCGAGCCCATCTAGCCCTCCGTGACCGGATTGGCGCCGCCCTCGACGCCGTTGATGCGCACGCCCCTCGCGGCGATGAGGAGCGGCCTGCGAATGGTGACCGTCTGCGACGGTGACTGCTCTTTGGCCGTGGCCCGCCAGCGCTGGGTGCGCGAGAAGGGGATCTGCGCCTCGAGGTTCGCCTCGAGCGCGAGGTCTCCGCCGCCCTCGAAGTGGACGTTGTCGTAGCCCGCGGAGATGAGGCTGAGCGTCGCGCGCATCATCAGGTGCCGCACGATGGTGTGGAGCGCCCGCGCCTGCTCCTGGCTCTCGCCGATGACCATGATGACGGCCACCTGGTCGATGAGCATGGAGAGCCACGTCCGGCCGTCGTCGTCCTCCTCCTCTTCGGAGAAGCCGAGGGCCTGCGACCGGTCGGTGTCCTCTTGGAGCAGCACGAGGACCTTGGGCGGCCCCTCGGGGTCGAGCTGGAAGCCCGAGGAGAAGTTCAGGCGGCCGGAGAGCGACGCGTGCCACTCCGCGATGACGTCGTCTGGCACGCGGCCTGAGAAGAGCCGTGCGAGGTCGTCGACGTTCCGCGACACGTCCGCCCACTCCTGTTGGAGCGCGGTCAGCACGTGCAGGTCGAAGAAGGCCGACATCTACGGGATCTCCGACAGGATCTGCGGGATCTTCGCCAAGACCGCGGCGGCGATGTTCCGCGCCTTCACGCCCTTGACGATCCAGGGCTTGCCGCCCTGGGACATCGTCCGCCAATTGCGGTAGGTCGACTGCGTGGCGCCGGCGTAGGTCTTCTGCATCCGGACGAGACCGGCGAGCTTGCCTCCGCCGCCGAGCCGCCCGCCCCAGATCGTAGGACTACCCGGGGCCGACGTGGACGGCTTGAGCGCCTGCGCCGCCTTCACGGCGCCCTTGCCGCCGACCGCCGCGATGGACTGCTCGGTGAAGCCCTGCGGGATGTTCACGTAGAACCACCCGCCCTTGGACATCTTGAGCGACTTCGTCCCGGGCTTGAGCACGAACTTGCGCAGGTCGAACTGCCCCTGCGTACCGATGCCGCCGGGTCCCATGCCGAGCTCGACGAGGCTCGGGAGCATCCCGGTGAGCGCGATCACGGCCTTGCTGCCCTTGATCGACTCGATGTTGATGCCGCGCTGGTAGGCCGCCAGCGTCGTGCCGAGGACGCGCGCCGCCTCGCGCTGCCAGAGGCCCACGACGGCGTGGGCGAGAGTGCTGATGCGCGACTTCTGCCCGGACTGGTCGAGGCCGAGGATCTTCGCGAGGTCGATGCGGGGGACGCCCACGGCTACGCCCTCCCCGAGAAGTAGAAGTCGAGGCGCGCGTCGACCTGAACGGGGAGCATCGTCAGGAGGGGCTCAGGCGCCTTCGCGGCCACGCGCGTGACTCGCGTCACATGCGGGATGCTCTCGACGACGTACCTCGGATTCGTGAAGTAGGACGCGGCGAACCATCCGCCCACGGGAGGCGCGGTCCCGAGCGCGTCGCCCTTCGTCCAGTCGAGCTTGCCGTCGACGGTGACCTCGAAGTCCGTGCCGTCGGAGAGCTCTCCCGGCATCAGGACGCCGTCCTCGCCCGAGCGCCGGCAGTAGAGCACGGCGACGTCGAGGTTCTCCGGGACGGTCGGATCTGCCTCGGTCCCAACCTGGACGGTGTGCCGCACGATGGGCGCCCGCACCGCGTCGACGGTGCCCACGCGCTGGCGCACCTCGCGGTAGACCATGAAGTAGTCGAGGACCGTGAACCGGTCCTGGAAGCTCGGCAGATGCTCGCCGAGGAGCGTGATGCGCACCATCCCGTTCGCGTTGACGCCGTACTGCTCGATCTTGTCGTGCGTCTCCGCGCCCAGGACGACCGCGCGCACCTCGTTCGGCGAGTGGTAGATGAGGCCGCTCCCCTGGCACTCGATGCAGCCCTCGCGCGGCTCCGAGGTGGCCGCAGACCGTCCGGCCGACGAGAAGATGCGGCGGCAGGGGCACGCGGCGGCCTGCTCCCAGACGACGCGGAGCCCCTTCATCCAGATCTCGTCGCGGATCATCTTCGGATCGATGTCGACCCGCATGGACTTGATGGGCTTGAGGCCGCGGAAGATCACAGGATGCAGACCTCCATGCCGGTGTACTTGGCGCGGAGGGCGACGAGGACGTCCTCGAGGTGCTTGGCCTCCTGGATCATGCGGGCGCCGAAGCCCGCGTTGGTGCTGGAGTTGGCCGTCGTGATGTTCGTGCTCAGGCCGTCCATGCTGACGGAGTAGGCCTGCAGTCCGGAGCCGGCCACGAGGTCGCCGGCGGTGTTCAGCACGAGGATGGAGGCCTTGATGCCGATGGCCCGCAGGATGAGCTCGTCGCGCTGCGCTGGGTCGTCCCAGTCGATGCCGGCGCGGTACTCGAACCCGACGAACTGCGGCGCGTAGCTCCGGCTCGTGAGGAAGGGTCCTGGACCGTAGGAGCTGAACCCGACGGCGGCCCCGGAGAACGACTGCTGTCCGGGGATGATCTGGAGCTGGCCCGCGATCGGGAACTGGACGTGGATCCAGCTGAGCGGCAGCTCCTGAGGCGCGGTGTCGCCGATCTGCAGGTACGCCCGGGTAACCTCGCGGACGGGCCGGTTGCGGAGCCTCGTGAGGTGGTAGGAGAGCTCGTCGCCGGCGAGGAGGTCGACGCGTTCGGTGAAGGCGTGGACGTCGTCGAGCACGATGCCGAGCCGGCTACCAACCTCGCTGATGGCCGACTCGATGCAGTGCGTGTAGTGGACGTCCGGATACTCCGTGCCGTCGTCGAGCGTCAGGTCGATGCCGACGAGGTGGGTGGCCTTCAGCCAGTCTGGCGTGACGATGTCGCGCAGGGCCATCGGGCCACCCCCTCCACGGTCAGACCTAGGCGGGCATCACTTCGGCGGTGAAGTCGGTCAGGGTCAGGGTGTTGCCGGCGTTGTTGCTCGAGGCGAGCGCCGTCACGACGACGTCCACCGTGCCGGTGGTGTCGATGGCCCCGGCGACGTTGAAGGTCGAGATGGGCGTGGCGCCATCGGGCACGGTGAGCCCGTAGCTGTTGAACTTGCCCCCGGCGCCGACGTCGGTGATCTGGGCGTCCGCCTCGAAGTAGATGGCCTCGCCCACGCCGGCGTTCGCCAGGGCGCCCGAGTCGACGATCACCTCGCCCAGGAGGCCGCCGACGCGCACGCGGACGCGCCAGGTGTCGACTGCGTTGAAGCCGAGCGCGCCCACGTAGCCCTTGACCCGCACCTTCCGGCGGGCGGTGCCGACGGAGGCCGCCGTCAGCGTGAGCGTGGCGAGCACCTTCTCGGCGTCGAACCCGTCGTCGCCAGCGGCGTCCGCGTCCTCGGCCATCGCCAGCTTGAGGAGCGGCGTGTTGGTCGCGTAGACGGTGGAGTCCTTGCACTGCACGCCGTCTGCCGTCACGCCGGCGCCCGGCGTCTTCTCGATGAGCGTGTCGGTCTTGACCGTCGAGTCCTTGAGGAGCACGCCGTCGACGGTGACGCCCGCGGCGGGGGTGTGCTCGCCGATGGTGTCGGCCTTGACCGTCCCGGCGGAGTCGATGTTGCCGACGTCGTCGACGTTCTGCCCGTTCAGGTCGAGGGCCTCGTCGAGGGCCGCGAACACGGCCAGGATGGAGGCCTTCGTGACGCCGGCGACGAGGGTGTCCATCTCCGCGCGGAGCTGCCGGACGCGCTCGAAGATGCGGAAGCGGCCGAAGAGGCCGTTGCTCCGGTCGAGCTCTTCCACCTGGTCGACGGTGAGGTTGGTTCCGGTGGGATCGGCCATGTTCGTCGTCTCCTGCTACTGACGCCGCTTGCCGCGGCCTTGCTTGTGCGTGTTCGGGCTGAGGTGTGCGGAAGCGGAAAGGGGTGCCGCCACGGCCGCCGCCGGGGTGGGGGCGGAGGCGTTGCCGACGGCGGCATCCCGCTCGGTGTGGCTCGGCGCAGAGTCGACGAGCCGATAGTTGCGGTGCTCGGCGAGCTTCGCCCGCGTCGCCGCGTCGGGCTGCGGATCCAGGGTGCCGTCCGCACCGACGGAGTAGAGGAGCGAGCCGATCGTGATCGACCCGCTCCTCATCCTCACGTGCTGGACCAGCGTGGCCACCCGGTCACTCCTCAGAGGGTGAGCGAGACGTTCGTCCAGACCTTGTGCTTGCGCGGCGCGCGGACGTGCGGCGCCTTGAAGAGCATGGTCATGAACGGCTTGCTCGTGGCGACCTCCGCCAGCGGGCGGCGGATGACCGGGAGCAGGTTCGCGACGTAGAGCGAGTCGGGGTTCGTCTCGAGCGCGTAGACGTCGCTCGTGCCCGGGATGGACCGGTTCTCGTCGTAGAAGCCCGTCGAGTCGCCGCCCGTGCCGAGGAGGTTGCGCGCGAAGCGGCCGATGTACTTGCACGTGCTCGCGTCGCCGTCCTTGGCCGACCGGTAGACCTCGTAGAAGCGGACCGAGTAGTCGCCCGAGGTCGGCGCGTCCGAGTCCTCGATGTCGATGAACACGCGGTCGCCGCTGGCCACCGTGACCGGACCCTTCGTGATGGGCGCCGCGCTGCCCTTGTCGCCCACGGCCACGATCTTGTAGTAGTAGTCGCCCAGGTCGGCGGCCTTGAAGTTCGTGTCCCCGCCCGCGTTCGGGCTGGTCAGCGTGATGTCCCCGCCGGCGACCACGGTCGGCGCCTTGCCGGAGGCGGTGGCCTTCGGGGTCTGCGCGTGGCGGATCATGGGGGTGGGCATGAGCGGGATGGCCTCGCCCGTCGGACCGACGATGGAGAGCCGCCCGGCGTTGAAGGTCAGCATCGTGCCCGGGCCGAGGTCCATGGTCTGGAGCCGCGCCGAGGACTGCGAGAAGAGGCCGAGCAGGTTGCCGATGAGGGTCGTCGGCATGAGGATGGTGTCGACGTGCCCGTAGTACGGGTCGTCGGCGAGCTCGAAGATGCCCGAGACGAAGTCCGCGAGCTGGAGCTTGCCGCCGTCGGCGTCCACGACGTTGCCGCCCGCCACGATCTGCTTGCGGATGCCGTCGAACTCGAGGGGGCTCATGGCGGTGTCGCCGTCGAAGAGCGACCGCTCGTACTTGCGCGAGAGGGACTGGACTGCCGCGCTCGTCTGGAAGTCGAGACCCGACTTGCTCACCTGCCCGCGGCCGAGGATGTCGGTGACCGCCGCGACGTCGGTGATGGACCGCTGGACGCCCAGGTACTTGATGCGGGCGATCTTGCGGTTGATCTCCGACTCCTCCTGCTCGGTCGTGCCGCCCTCGGCGAACGCCGCCGGGATGCCGTCGTCGCCGAACTGGGTCACGGTCGCGACCTCGTAGAGGGGCGAGCCGACGGCCTTCTCCTTCAGGAGCTTCTGCAGGACGAGGTCCTTGTCCTGGAAGGTCTCCGAGGTCCACTGCGTGTCGATCGCCTGCGTGACGAGCGGGGTGAAGGCGTCCGTGAACTCCTGACCCTGCAGGATGTTCGACACGTCGGCCTTGTAGAGCGGCTCGAGCTGCGGCAGCGCCTTCAGGAGCTGCTGCTGCGTCGGAGACGCCTTCGCCATGGCGACCGCGGCGCGGATCGCCTGGAACTCCTCGAAGCTGATGGTTCCGTGCCCTTCCATGTTCCTGCGCTCCTTCTGCTCGGCCTAGAGGCCGTACTTGGTGATGACGGCCGCCGGGTCCGAGCCCGGGCGATCGATGTCTCGCGCTGCCTTCTTGAGCTCCTCACGGCGCTCGCTGGTCGTGTCGCTCGCCTTGATGAGCGCCACGATCTTGCTGGCCACCTTGTCGCGGTCCTCGTTGGTCGGGACCGTCTGGGCGGACGGAGCGGCCGGCGTCCCCTTCGCGATCTGCTCGCCCGGTGGCGGCTGGATGACGACGTCGGCGACGTTCACGACGGCCTTGCCCGGGCGGGGCTCGGCCACGGCCTTCTCGAGCTCCCCGACCTTCGCGTGCAGCGAAGTGACGGTCTGGATGCTCGTCGCGACGGCCTTCACGAGCTCGCGGTGCGTGGCGCCGACGATCTCGAGGGCCTTGAAGAGCCCGGCGGCGCGGAGCATGGACGCGCCCTTGGCGGCCTGCTCCTCTTCGTCCTCGTCGCCGTCGTCGTCGGACGTGGCCTTGCCGTCCTCGTCGACCTTGCCGCCGCACTTGCCGCAGCACTTCTCCTCGGCCTTGGCGAGGCGCGCGGCCTCGTTGGTCGAGTCGAGGGCCTTGGCGACCTCCTCGAGGTGCCGGTCGAGCGCGGCCGGGTCGAGGTCGTTGAGCGGGTCGGTCTCCGCCTTGCACAGCCCGGCGGTGATCTGGGTCTGGACGATGGAGTCGATGAGGTCGGCTGCGAGGCCGCCCTTGGCCAGCGACTCGCGAAGCTCCTTCTCGGTCGGCATCAGCGGTACTCCTGCGCGTCGCGCAGCAACTGGATTGCCGCCTCGCGGTTGAATTCCTCCGGGAGCCGGCGGACCACGCGGGCGATGAGCACGTCGACCGGTTCGAGCCCCTTGCAGAGGCGCGCCCAGTCGATGCCTGCCCTGGCGGCCGCGGCCTTCGCGATCGCGTCAGCGGCAGGCGACTCCTCGCGGAGCTGCGGCAGCGGACAGCCCGCCTTGGCCCACTCCTCGAGGCTCTGGTGACCCGTGCGCGCGAGGTGGGCCGTCATGCCGGCGGCCATCACGTCGAGCCACGAGTCGAAGTTGCGCGGCGCGGGGTCCACGGCGACCGTCAGGACACGCGCCTTCGTGATGCGCTTGCGGTCCGATGGGTCGCGCTCGAGGATCTCGCCCTCGACGGAGAAGCCCAGGCGCGTCCTCGCGCCCGACTTCGCCATGCCCTTGGCCGTCTCCCAGGCCTTACGCCCGAGCGGGTTCCAGAGGAACAGCTGCCCGCGCATCTTCATCGCGGCGACGCCGTCGTCGGTCAGAGTCGGGCTGATGTCGAGGGGCTCGCCGCAGATGTTGTCGTTGCGGGCGGGGTGGCCGTAGGAGATCTTCCCGAACGACTTGAAGAACGACCAGTCGATCCCGGACTGCACGACGACCTCGTCGTCGGCGTCGCGGCGCTCCGAGGTGATGATCCCCGACACGCGGCCGTGGTCCTCGTCACCGAGCGGCGACTGTGTGCCAGCCTTCTCGATGGGATCGCCGGCCTTCTCGAACGGCTCCGCGTCGAACGGGAGCCACGAGTAGAAGCGATCGGGCTGGGTGCGGAGGGTCGCCATGCCCCCCGATTCAGGGGGCACGTTTCAGGGGGCGTTAAGTCGACCCATCACCACCCGACGTCACGGGTACCAGTAGTCGTACTTCGCGCCGTTCTTCTTCCGCATGCCGCCCTTCGTGCCGCCCGGGATGGCCTGCCAGCCGGCGCCAGTCGGACGCTCGCCTCCGTGCGTCGTTGATGCGGCATCGGTCGCCTTCGCGTGCTCCGCCTCGAAGGCCTTGACCTGTTCGTGGATGCCCTGCGCGCGGGCGATCTCCTGAGCCGCGATCTTGGGCTTGATGCCCCACGACTCGAGGTGCTCCGCCGTGATGCTCCCGTCGGCGACGCCCCTGACGAACTCGAGGTACGCGGCGCGGCGCGCTTCCTTCGTCGCCGTCTTGTCGCCCAGGGTCGCCCGCAGCCTGTCGAACGTCGCCCGGCTCGTCTTCGCCGCGTCCGCCCGGCGACGGAGGAGGCCCATGCCGACCTCGCCAGCCTTGCGATCTGGAGCGGACACGGTCTCAGGCTTCGCGCGATCTTCCTCGGGAGCGGCTTCCTCGTTCGGCGTCGGGGCGTCTGGCTCCGCCGCTGGGGCCTTCTCGTCGCGCTCCTCCGGGGCCTTCGTCGGCTGCTCGCTCTTGGGCTCGGACTTCTCGGGCTCGGGCTCGGGTTCGGACTTCGGTGGCTCTGCCGACTTGGGCGTCCGCTTCTTCTTCGCCCTGGCCGGCTTGGTCTTCTCGGGCTCGGGCTTGCCCTTGCCCTTGGGCGCCTTCGCGCCGTCAGGGTTGGGGGCGGCACCCGCCTTGCCCTTGCGCGGCTTCCTGGGTGTCCTCTCCGGCGCTCCCTTCGGGGCGGGCTCGGGCGCCTTCGATCCCCCGGAGGTCTCATCGATGGCGGGGTGCGGGGCGGGCGCCGGACGTGGCTTGCCCTTCGGCTTGGGCGCCACCGCGGCCGGCGAGACCGGAGCGATCGGGTCGGCGCTGGGCGACACGAACGACGCGTCCGGCTTCTGGTAGCGCGCCTGATGCTCCGCGAGCGCGTCGACGAAGCCCTGATGCGACTCCGCGACCTCGCGCTTGACGTCCCCCACGCGACGCTTCTCTCCCCCGAGCTCGATCTCCGCGTCGTCGGGGAGCTTGGCGAGCTTCTCGTGGGTGCGCGCGGTCGCGTCGACGTAGGTGGCGAGGGCCTCGTGCCGCTGGTAGTGCTTGGGGTCGTTGTAGCCCGAGGCCTCGGACGCAGCCCTGAGGTCGGCCGCGCGCTTGCGTGCCTTCTTCGACGCCGCCTTGATGAGGTCCGCGGCCCCGGCGCTCGCGCCAGCGAATAGGCCCGTCTGGCGCTTCCCGGCGTCTTTCTCGGACCCGAGCATGTCTGCGAGGACGTCGGCTGTGCTCTTCGCTGGCCCCATGAGCGTCGACTGTCCGGCCGGGTTGCGCTGGGCGTGCTGGGCGATCTTGCGGAAGGCGTCGCTCATCTGGACGTGCCCAGTGCGTGTCGTGATGAGGTTCAGGACGTGCTTGCCCTCGGGCGAGAGCTTGGGCTTTGACCCGAAGCCGCCCGAGTCGCCTCCGAGGAGGTCGCCGAAGCCCTGATCGCGATCGAACTCGCTCACGCTCTTGATGTTGTGCTTGCGCATGTAGGCATGCGCCTGCACCGCCTCGACGAGCGGCGCCGAGAGGTCGTGCCCGGCCGAGCCCGACCGGACGATGTGCGGGACCGAGCGCGCGATCGCCTGGATCTGGCTCTGCGGCATGTCGCTCAGCGTGTCCGCGTGCGGGACGACCTTGCCGACGAGGAGGCGCTCGACGAAGGTCTTGCCGTCCTCGTTCAGCGCCCCGTCCTTGCCGAGGTACTGCGAGCGGTTGCGCCGATCGATGATGCCCGCGCGCTGCATCGCGTCGACGAAAGGCCGCGCGTCGGCCGACGACAGGTACGCGTTGAGCGTCGCGTGCTTGTCCTCGCCGTTGTCGGCCTTGGCCTCCATGCCCGTGGCGAGGGTCTGGAGCATCGCCGGGGTCACGAGGCGCGCCCGGGCGACCTGGTCCGTCCGCGGGTCCATCGACTGCGTGAAGGCCTCGTTGTAGCGGCGGACGAGCACGCCGAGGTTCTGCTTGCCCTGGTCCTCGACGTCGACCTGTCGCACCAGGACCGGCTGCTTGAACTGCGACACGTCCTCGGGCGCGAGACCCCACTGGTGGGCGTTGTCCTTCAGGTGCTTGACGTAGGCCGCCCTCGCGTCGCCTCCCTTCTCGTGCGCGAGCTGGATCGACATCGTGCGCGAGTTGCCGCCGAGCACGATGCCCTTGTCGGTCACGAGCGGAGGCCCGTTGACGGCGTCGGGGTTGGTGTTCGCCACGAGGTCGGGCTTGAGCTTCTGCGCGTTCCTGAGCACCTTCTCCTGCTCTGCCTTGTCGCGATGGTAGACGCGCTCCTGAACTCCCTCCGGGTACTCCTCGCGCTGCTTGAAGCCCTTGGTGGGATCGTGCGACGCGATGAGGTCGGACGCCTCCATGAGCTTGTACCGCGCCGCCTGAGGGGTCGGAGAGCCGTCGGCGTCGGCGACGTAGACGGTCGTGCTCGAACCCGTCCCGGGCGCGGTCTCATCGCCGGCGTGCTTGGTGAGCGCGTGCCACTTCCCTTGCAGCTCGCGGTAGCGCTCGAGCTCGTCGAGCTTGCCGAGGTCCGGGTAGGCCTCAGCGGCGGCCTGGAGGCGCGCGAGCGCTGGCGACTCGACGGACTGCTTGGCGTAGGCGAGGAGCTGCTTGACGGCGCTCTCGTTGCCCTTGACCGCTTCGACGGCGCCGAGGAGCCCTTCGAGCTTCCCGAGGTCTGCGGCTGCGGCTGGGCGAAGCTCGTCGATCGCCCGTCGCGACGACGCGGCCTCGACGACGTGGGCGGGTTCGACCTGCTTGGCGCCCGAGGTGCGCCGCAGGTTCTCCGCGCCGCGGGCGATCTGCCGCCCGGCTCCCGTGACCTCGCGCCCGGTCGCCTTGTGCGTGGCCAGCGCGAGGAGGACACCCTTCGCGTCGCCGGACCATCCGGGGCGCTGCGCGAGGAAGTCGACGAGGGCCTTGGCGTGCTTGAGGTCCACGCCCGCGGCCTGGAAGCGATCGCCGTAGGCCTTCCACATGGCGTCGGCGGTGTCGTGGGCGCCATCGGGGAGTTTGCCGACGGACGCGAGGAGCTGGCGCGCGATGGTCTCGGCGCCGCGCTCCATCCGCGCGCGGTAGACCGCGTGGAGCTCGTCATGGAGCGCCGACAGGGGCAGCGTGCGCTCCTTGCCGGTCTTGGGGTCGCGGAGCGTCACCGAGCCGTCCTCGCCGACCTTCACGACGTCGGCGACGCCGTGACGGCGGAGGTTGATGCGCTCGCCCTCGCGCGCTTCGTGGGCGGTGGCCGCGTCGTGGTAGTAGTAGCGCCAGCCTCCCCCGGGCTTGGGCACGCGGCGGATGTACTTGTGGGAGCCGGCCTTCCAGAGCGCCTTTCCGATCTGGGCCGGGAGCTCGTGGCCGTGGGCGATGGCGGCGGAGACGGCCTTGATCAGCGAGGCATGGCGGGTGCTCGTGTCCGATGTAGCGAAGGCTTTGGCGAGGTGCCCGCCGTTCTTGAGGACGTCCATGAGCTTGCCCATGGCCGCAACGATGCGCGTGCGCTCGTCGCCGCTCGGGTAGGGCTGCGCCTCGGCCACGGCGCCGTCGGACCGCATGACGGTGACGCCGGTCCCGAAGACCTTGTCGGTGCCCGCGACCAGGTAGCCGTTCTCGCGCCCTCCCGCCTTGAGCGTGTCGTGGACGTAGGTCTCGAAGGCGCGCGCGAACAGCTCATGTGGCGACGCCCAATAGCCCTCGCCGAGCCGGACCGCCGATTTCACGAAGTCGGTCGCGGTGGCGGGCGTGTCGCGCCAAATCTTCTCCAGGCTCTTCGCGCGGTTGATGCTCAGGCGCAGGCTCTCGACGTCGCGCTCCAGCTTCGCCATGCGGGCGGCGTCCTCTGGCGTTCGGACCCGCTTGCTCTTGACCGCCTCCTCCTCGCGCTGGATCCAGTAGCTCCGCGCCTGCGCGGCCATGAGGAAGTCCTGCACCCGCTTCGGCGCCAGGCCCGGCTCGGCCGCCATGCCCTGATACTTGTCGCGCTCGGCGGCCCACTTCGTCGTGTTGAGCGCGAGGATCTCGTGGGCGCGCTTGAGCGCCGCCTCGTCGGCGACGGTCGAGCCCTTGATCTTCTCGTGCTCGCTCACGAGGTCGTTGGACTGCTGGATGAGGGCGTTGGTGTTGTCGGCCAGCGTGCGCGCGTGCTTCCGATGCGACTCTCTGGCCGCGTCGGGGTTGGGGTGCGCGGTGATCGCGTGCATCGCGGCGGAGACGGCTGCGTTGACGTCCGGCGGCAGGTTCGATCGCCCGCTGGCGTGCGACAGGAACGTGCCCTGCAGCGAGGTCGCGCTCCCGAGGTAGTGCTCCGCGATCACGTTGTCGAGCGCGTGGCCCCACTCGTGAGCTACGGACCCGCCGCCGTTCAAGCGGGTGATGTTGATCTGCTTGCGCGACGGGGCGTAATGCGCCGCGGCCGCGCCTCGCCCGTCGGCGCCCAGCGCGATTCCGAGGCGCCCCTTGAACGAGACGACCGACGGGTCGATGCCCGTCACGTCGACGAAGTCGTGCATGGCCGCTTCGAGCGCCCTGGTGTGATAGGCGCGGTCGGCCTGCGTCATGTAGCCGTCCTTCCCGTAGTCGACCTCGCGCAGCCCGAAGGCCTCGCGCATCCGCTCGGGGGAGACCCCCTCGGGCATGGGGCGCCCGCCGACGCGCTTGAACTCGCCGTCGCTGCGCTTGGCGCCGCGCCACGAGAGGGCCTCTTGTGCCGACTGGCGCCCGGAGACCTTCGGCGCCTTCTCGCCTGCCTCCTTCGGCTTCTGGCTGTCCTCCATCCACGCCCAGCCCCTCGCCTGCGCGGCCTGCGCTTCGGCGGGCGGGAGCGGGGCGCCGCGAACGAGCCCGTCCAGCTCCTTCGCCTTCTCGGTCGTGGCGTACAGGTGGCGCCCCTTGTCGAGTAGGCGTGTGAAGTTGGCCCCCAGGGCGTCGTAGGGCCGCGGGACCTTGTGAACGATGGTGAAGGCGTAGACGTGGTGGTCGTAGACGAGGCGGTACTCCTCGCCCTTGTTCGCTGCCGCCAGCGCCCGCGCCTTGTCGGACGCCTCGCGGCTCGACGCGTACTCGCCAGTCCCCGGTACGCGGGCGTACTTGCTCGCGCTCTCGCGCCGGTGCTTCATCTCCAAGAGCAGACGGCCAATGTCCCCGAGGTCGCGGACGTTCTTGAGCGCGCCGTGAAGCTGCCGTAGGTCTTCGGCATAGGCCATTTGCTCGGCCTTGTTCGCGCCCGGCTTCTCGCGCACGGCCGAGAGGATGGCGATCGCGCAGTAGGCCGTGCCAGGCGTCATCCCGGCCGCCTTCGCGTGCGCCAGATCGATCGGCTCGACGAGGCGGCTCTTGCGGACGATGTGCGCCGCGTCGTCGTATCCGAGGCGGCTGATGTCATCCAGGCTGACGGTCGCCAGCGCCGCGAGATCCTTGCGCGAGCCCCAGACGTGATCGCCCGTGGCTTCGATCTTGCCGTCGAGGCCCTTGACCCCCTCTGGCTTCTGCCGCGGCTTGCGGGGCATTTTCTCCACCGGAGGGGTAGGCGCCGGAGCCGGAGCGGGGTCGGGAGCCGGAGCAGGCGCCGGTGGCGGGGGCGCCGGGGCGGGCTTGGCCTCGGGGGCGTCGTCGCCCTCGGGGGCATCGTCGAGCTTCCGGAGGTGGCCTTCCATCCACTCGGCCGCGGAGAGCCACGCGTCGGCGTGGTAGGTGTTGCCGGGGAGGCGCCGTTCGATCTCGGTGAACAGGTCCTTCCGGGCGCGGATCTCGGCGATGGCGGCCTGCAGCTTGCCGCGCTCCGCCGCCGCCATGGGCGCCACGGTGTCGCGGGTCAAGGCGAGGAGGTGCTCCAGGCCTTCGACCTTCTGCCGCCAGATTTCCGTCGGCGTGTGCGGGTGCTCGGCGCCGTAGTAGCCGGCGAGGTCGTCGGTGCGCCCGTCGAAGAGCTGCTGCAGCTCCCTCTTCGCCGCGGTCATGCTCTGCGGCACGGTGCTCTTTGGCGCGTGCCCGCGCTCCCACATGAGGAGGGCCGTCGCCGAGCGGAGGCCTGGCATCCAGGCCTGCTTGTGGAGCGCCGAGAAGTCGTCCGCGATCTGGGCGCCGGTGCGCTCGGGGGCGGGCTCGGGCGCTGGGGCTACCGGAGGAGGCAGGGCCGGTTCCTTCGCCTTCCGGTTCTTCGCAGCCGCCTCCCTCCGCTGCTTCAGCTCCGCCTCCGAGAGCCCCGCGCGCTTGGCGAGCCCTTCGGCACGCTCGACCTGCTTCAGCGTCCCGTGCGCGTGGGCCTCGTCGAGCACGGCGCTGGCCTTCTTCTTCGCCTCGTCCATCGCGGCCGCATGCTCGCTTCGGAGGAGCTCGGCGAGCCTCTGTTTCGTGATGACCTGTGTGGCGCCCGTCTCGTCGTGTTTGACGGTGACGTGGTCGCCCGGCGACGCCCCGATGATGTGGTAGTGGCCCTCGCCGACACGGAACGCTGCGCCCACGACGAAGTGCTTCTCGTCCGCGACGCCTCCGCCATGGTGGACGGCGTAGAAGTACCTGTACCCGCCACCGCTCTTCGGGACGCGCTTGATGTACTTGTGCCCCGCGCCCTTGAAGAGCCGCTCGCCGACGTCAGCCGGTAGGGGAACCCAGAAGCTCACGCCGCGGCGCCCGGACATCGAAGCGGCCATGGGCTCGCGGCGGAAGATGTCGACCTGGCCAGTGCCCTGCCCGTGCATGGTGACCTCGTTGGCGTGATGGACCTTCGGCCCCTGCGGCGTGTGGACGAGGACAGCCATGCGTCCCGTCCGCTCGTGGACCCCGACCGCCTTGACCTCGTGGAGGTTGCCTTCGCGGTCTCGGATGATGGCTCCGCGCTGGAGCGCCCGGCCGTGCGGGTTCTCGTGGCGCCAGGCTATGTGGTGTGCCGGGTCGACGTACCTGCCGCCCTTCGGACCGATGAAGACCGCCTGCGGGCGCGGCTTCGCCGGTGCGGCGCCCGACTTCGCGGGCTCGCCGTCTGGCACGTGCTTCGGGGCCCCGAAGAGGTCGGCCTGCGCGGCCTTCTCGACGGAGCTCGGCCCGCCAGTCATCGCTCGAGCGCGCTCACGCCCGTCCTCGGCGACGATCTCCTGCGGGTAAACGACGGCGGCGGCGTACTGGTAGCGCTTGGCGAAGCCGTCGACCTCGTCCTCGTCTGGGCGCAGCCGGTCGCCGGAGATCGACACCGTGAGGATGACAGGCCTGCCGCCGTGCTTGGCGACGGCGCCGAGGGCGTAGGACTCGGCCGATGCCGGGCCGGTTGGCTTGGCCGTCAAGTAGACGACTGGAGCGCGCTCGGAGTCCTCGCCCGTCAGGTTGGATCGCGCGTGACAAGCGCCCAGGCCTTCCTCGAGGATGCGCGGCAGCAGGGCGGAGCTCGTGCCGTGGAAGAGGCGCACGCCCGGTTGCCCGCGGAGCTCCTCGAACGGTGGCGGGGCCATCCAGTCGATGGTGCCGCGCCAGTCGAGGTCGCCGACGTTGCGGCCGTCCTGAGGAACGAGCGTCATGCCCATCTTCTCGGGCAGGTCGATGGGCAGCGTCATCTAGTCCTCCGCGTCGACGGCGTGCGACGGACGCATGTTCCAGTGCTTGTCGAAGGCGAAGCCTGGCGGGACGACTTGCGTGGAGCAGCGACAGTTCGGGTGCCCGGGCCACAGCCCCGCCTGCTTGTCCTCGTCCTTCACGCCCACGCCCGTCCCGTTCTCGACGAGCCGCGCCACCGTCCAGACCTTCGGCCGCCCGCCGCCGTCGAGGTAGAGCCTCCGGCAGAGCGCGCACGCCCCCGACTCGGGGATGCGTGCGACCTGGGCGTCCGGCCCGAAGTCCCTGACCGCGGTGATCGCCACGCCCTCGTTGTGCGTCGCCTGGAGCTCCGTGCGGGCGATGCGGAGCCAGTTGCGCGTCCAGTCGCCCGTTCGGTGCCCGAGGTCGCTCGCGAGGTCCTCGGCGGTCTGCCCGGTGGCGATGGCGTCGGCCACCTCCTCGCGGATGGCCTCGCGCGTGGCGATGCGCTGGTCCTGGTCGACCTCGCTCTGGATGTCCTCGCCCTGCCAGACCTCGCGCTCGCGCGTCGCCCACTCGGTCACGTCGTTCTCGACGCGGTTGCCGAGGCCGCGCACGTACTCGGCGCCGCGCGTCCGCGCCTGGATCCACGACTCCCGTTCCTGGGGCGTCAGGTACTCCGGGGGCGCGGGGATGGGCGGCTCTCCGCCTCCTCCTCCCCCGCTCCCCCCCGGAGGGGTAGGCGGCGCAGGCGCCGATGGTCCGCCACCGTCTGCGGCCGCTGCGGGACCTCCGAGCTCCGGCGGCGCTTGCACGCGCTCGCGTAGCGCTGCCTCCGTTTGCACGGCCTGCAGCTCGTCTTCCTCGCGCCGCCGCGCGATCTCGGCGCCGACGGCCGGGAGCCAGCGCGAGAGCGGCCAAGCCCGCATCTGCTTCACGAGCGACGGGGCCGCACCGGCCATGAGCGCGCCCATGAGCAGGGCGAGCGCCCACGGGTCCATCGCAAGCTGGCTCTTCGGACCGCCTGCGCGCGCGCCACGCGAAGGTGCCGGGGCTGGCACGGCAACGGCAACGTCCACGGGCGCCTCGAGGACGCCGGCGTCGATGAGCTCGCTCATGCGCTCGGGCGTGACCGCTGACGGCCCGAAGGCCTGCACGAGCCACGCGTCGTTGTGCGCCCTGGCGATGGCTGCGGGGTCGGTGAGGGGCTCGGCCATCACGGCCTCCCCGAGCACGCCTGCCTCGTCGCCAGGATGTCCGCGCGGAGCCGCTCGGCTCTGCGCTGGTAGGCTCGCGTCATCATCGCTGCGAGCTCGTCGAGGGCGGTCACTTCGCCGCCGGCAGGCGCGCCGACGCCCTTGGCGATCGCCTCGCGCGCCGTGTAGAACGCCTCGTCGAGACGCGCGGCGACCTCGGCGGCCGTCAGGCCGTCAAGCTCGCCAGGCCTCGACTCGACGATGGCGACGCGCATGGGTCACGGCGCCGGCGGGGGCTCGGGGGCGTCGCCGAGCATGAGGATCGTGACCGCCGCGGCGGAGTCCTGCGTCGGGTTCTCGACGGTCAGCGCCTCGAAGTAGGTGGCCTCGAGGACCATCGTCGCGACGCCGCTCGCCGAGGGTCGGAGCCGGACGAGCCCTGCGTCCATGACCAGGTCGACGGCGCTGTCCGCCTCGACGAAGATCGCCTTGCAGACGCCGATGCCGCCGAGGTCGATGGTCTTGACGCCGTCCGTATCGGCGAGGTCGAGGCGCACCATCGTCGCCTCATCCCAGTCCGTGCCGGCGACGACGTCCTTGACCCGGTGGAAGATGAGGTCCTGGAAGTTCGCGTCCTGGGCGACCTTGAGGACGAGCTCGCGCCGGTAGTACACGTCAGACCTCCACCATCCACGCTCGCGCCTGCGGGCGCGTCACGGGCACGCGCCTGGCGGTTGCTCCCTTGCCGAACGCAGCAGCGAAGGCGTCCGCCGCGTCGTCCACCTGTCCGCCCGTCTCGTCGTCGAGCTGCGGCGCGCCGTCAGGCCCCTGCGGCCCGGCACCTTCCGCGTCGCCACCGTCGCCCGGCTGCCCGCCACCGTCCTGCGGCGCTGCGGCCGCCTGTGCCGCCTGGAGCCACGTGGCGTTCAGAATGACCTGCCCCTTGCCGTCCGGAAGGGGCTTCATGTCGTGCTCGGCGCGGATCTCGTCGACCATCATGAAGTGCTGGCAGCGCTTGACGTCGTTCTCGAGCTTCTCCGTCTCGCTCATCGAGTCCATGCCGGCGAACTCGAGCTCGAAGTCCTCGTTGATCGGCCAGACGATGTGCTCGTTCAGCGCGTTCTGCGCCGAGCGCACGAACGGGCGGATGCCGCCTTCCTTGGAGTTGGCAATCCGGTCGCGCGGGTTCGCGCTCGCCAGCGCGTTGGTCTGGTTCTCGTTGCCGTAGACGTACCCGCTCTCGCTCGGGTCCATCAGGAACAAGGCGTGGATGATCTTGTTCAGGAAGCCGATCCAGACCGAGAACTCCATCTCGCGGTTGTTCGACGAGAGGTTGACGGCCTTCAGCTCCTCGTCCTTGCTCGGGTCGAGGCGGAGGATCGGGGTCTTCTTGGCGTTGCGCGGCCCCGAGAGCATCGCGCGCACGTACTGCGTGAACGCGGCGAAGTTCTTGGGATCCATCGCGCTCTTGAGCGTGAGGATCGTGCTGACGTGGACACCATTCGTGAAGTTCGCGTCGTTGTAGGCCGCCGCGTTCAGGTAGCTCTGGAGGACCTGCACGGCCTCGTCGAGCTCGGGGAAGCCGTAGCCGCAGACGTTGACGTCGGTCCGCGGGCGACGGACGCAGAACGCGAGCTCGTCGCCGTCGAACTGCTGGACGATGCGCCCCTGGATGACCTGCGCGAACTGGCGCTCGGACGGCGGACGGCCCGTGCTCAGGTCCTTGGGCCGAGCGATCCGAATCGTCGACCCGTCCACGGCGCGGAAGCCAGCGGGGCGGTTGCCCTTGCTGTAGAGCTTCTCGAAGCAGGCCTGGTCGTAGATGAGCGCGTCACGGCCCCAGAGCCGGAGGAAGGTCTCGAGCGAGCCGTTGCCGTGCTTGCCGCCCGTCGTCAGGACGAGCTTCGTCAGGTCTCGGATGACCTTCTGCGCCGCCCGCGTCGGATGCGCCTTGGGGTCGCGCATCTTGATGACCGTGCCGATGCCGTACCGGTTGGGCTGCGGAACGGCGAACTCGGCGAGCTGATTGATGCGCCTGGAGATGATCGGCGCGACGACCGGCACCCGGGCCATGCGGGCGAGCGCATCGTAGGTCAGACCGATCGTGCCGTGATGGGTCGGGTCCTGCGCGCCGAACCAGAACGCCATCTGCAGCGGGTCGAACGCCCATGCCTCGCCAGGCACGGTGGGCGGCGGCGGGACTGATGCGGATGCGGGCGCCACGTCGCCCGGGTCCTGCCTCCGTCTGGCCTTGCCGAGGCCGAAGGCCCGCTTCGTCGCGTCCCAGAAGCCCACGCTACAACGGTGGGGCCGATGCGGCAGGGCGTTAAGGCGGCCGGGGCCGCCGCGGTCGAGCTCGTTGCTGGTCTGCTTGCCGATGCCGACCGCTATGGATGGCCCGTGGACCTCCGAGAAGCAGTCACGTTGGACGCCCGGAAGTCGTCTCGCGACGTTCCGGCTCCCGTCATCACGTGGCGAAGCGCCCGTCGTCGAGCTGGCGGACCTGGCCGTTGTCGACAAGGACCGCCAGGATGTCGCCGACGTCGGCTGCGGGCGCCTGCGCGAAGGTGGCGGCCAGCGCTTCGAGCGTGAGCGGCGCGGCCGCCGTAGCTAGGACCGCTCGAACTGCGCGGACGCGCTCGAGGACGGACGACGGCCACGGTGCCGAGGACGCAGGGCTCGGTGCCGGCGCGGCCTCGTCGTCCTGGGTCTCTTCCTCAGCCGCGGGCGCTGCGTCCTCGGTGGCCGCGGCGCCGCGCTGGAAGTCGGGGCGCAGCCAGCGGACGAGGCCGCGCTTCTCCTCCTCGACCCGCTCGGCGTTCAGTGCCACGAGGCGCTCGAGGATCTCCTCGCCGGTGAGCGTGGTCGGCCAGCCGTAGGCGTCGAAGACTGCGGCGTCGAGATCGTCGTGGAGCTTCAGCAGGATCGAGCAGAGGCCCTGCTCGTGGACCTTCTTCTCCTTGGCCGTCAGGGCTTCGCCGCTCCGGAGCTTCTCGAGCACGTTGTACATGTTGGTGAGGGTCAGGTCCGGGTGCGCGGCCTGCTGGCGCTTGCGGTGGGCGTCGAGGGCCTCGGCGAGCTCGCGGATTCGGGCCTGCTGGGGCTCGGTCGCGGCGGGGAAGGGGAAGGGGTCGAAGCAACGACTCTTGGCGTAGACAGGATCGTCGCCGACTCCCAGTCGGCCGCCTGCGGCGATCGACCAGAGTATGTGTGGTCGGCCGCACAGGTTGCCCAGCACGAAGGCGTCGTCGGAGGCGACGACAACGTTCTTGTGCACACAGAGATAGGCAGACTCAATGAACTGAAAGATGCGGTGCTTCGCGGTCTCGGTCGTGGCCATGTACCGCCGGAGGCCGGAGAGTGCCCGTCGGAGTTCGGGTCGTTCCCATCCAAAGCGCCACCATAACTCGCGAATCGTCTTGCGACGGTTCTCCTTGCGCTCCGGCAGGACGTGATCCACAAGATGCTGGAGTGCACTCGCGTTCGCCTGCCGCGCCGCGTTTTCGGACATCCCCGAGAAGTCGATCACATACTGCTCGCGGCACTTCTGGAGGAGGTCCCGACCGCCAAGGAACGGTCGTATCACCCGGCCATCGCCCGCCGCTCGGAGGGCGCTGGCAACGCCAGGTTCAACGATGAATCCGGCGCCGTGCAACGCGACGCCGTTCGCCGCGCATCCCGAGTTGGCGCGAAGGGGCATCGCGGCAGCCACGTTGGCCCCCGCCGAGAGATCAGCGTGGACGCAGTCGACCGCGCGCGGCTGAAGGATCACTGTGGATGCCCCTGCCTCGTCATGCTGTCTGCCCTCCGAGACGACCCGCAGCAGCATTGCTGGCCCGGTGTTGGCGTCGGCGCATGTCATGGCGACGCGCACATCGGCACCATCGGTGCTGTCGACCCAAGGATGGTTCGGGACGGCCCACGCAATCCTGACCCCTGCCTCGATCTGCCGCACCAACACGCGCCGGTTGAACGTCTGCGTGATGCTGTTGGTGGTGATGAAGCCGAACCGGCGGAGCTTGCCGGCCGAGACCAGGTTGCCGGCCTCGTTCCACCAGTACATGACGAAGTCGGCGTTGTCCTCGACCTCGCCTGACCACGCCCGACGGAGGGCGTCCACGTAGCCGTCCCCGAGCGCTGCTCGCATGCGCTTCGTGCCCAGGAACGGCGGGTTGCTGACGACGTAGGCCGCGTCTGGCCACTCCGCCTTTCTCGCGTTGACGTACCTGTAGAGCGGCTTCCGCGCCGTCTCGTCCGGCACCTGCTTGCCGGTCACGGGATGGGTCTTGGTGGTCTCGCCATCCCACACCGTGACCGGCTTCCCATCCTCCCCAACCACCACCTCCTCCGCGTCGTAGGCCAGCACGGCGTCCCTGCACTCGATGTTCTTGAAGTCTCGCAGCACCGGCTCGGTGACCTGGACGCGGCCGAGCGTGCGGAAGTGCCACTGCAGGTAGCCGATCCAGAGCACGAGCTCGGCGATCGCCGCCGCGCGGGGGTTCTTCTCGATGCCGAGGAACTGGTGCGGGTCGACCGTCTGGCCCCGCAGCTCAAGCGTCTCCTGGGCCGCATCGAGGTCAGCGAGCGCCTCGAGCACCTCGCCCTCGAGCCGCTTCATGTGCTCGAGGGTGACGTAGAGGAAGTTCCCCGTCCCGCAGGCCGGGTCGAGGACGCGGAGGCTCGTGAGCTCCCGGCGGAAGTCGGAGATGAGCTTGACCGCCTCCTCCTGCTTCTTCCCGGCGGCGCGAAACGTCTTAGCCTTCGTGCCCTTGAGCGCGAGCGCCGCCGCCTTGACGGACTGCCACTCCTCGCGCAGCGGCTCGATGACGGTCGGGAAGACGAGTCGCTCCACATACGCGCGCGGGGTGAAGTGGGCGCCGAGGGCGTGGCGCTCGGCCGGGTCGAGGGCGCGCTCGAGGAGCGTCCCGAAAATGGCCGGCTCGACATGGCTCCAGTCGGTCCGGGCCGCGTCGATGAGTAGATCGATCTGTGGGGTCGAGAGCTGGATGGCCGTCGCATCCTTGAAGAAGCGCCCGTTGAACCGCAGGAGCTTCGTCCGGAGGGACGGCGAGAAGCCGCCGCGATCCATCTCGTGCCAGAGCGACTCGAGCATGCTCGCGAGGGCCGCGGGCTCCGAGCGCATGTCCGTCAGGAGCTTGGTGAAGCTGTCCTTCGGGATGAGCCCGACGTCCTCGGCGAACATCGTGAAGAGGCACCGCATGAGGAAGTCGGCCACGAGCTGCGGGTGATGCCGCGCCGCCTCGAGCGACTTGGCGAGGGCCGCGAGGCGTGCGGCGATCTTCTGGGTCACCTCGGCGGCGTAGCGGCCCGGGTCGAGCGTCATCGGCTCGGTCCAGACGCGTCGCAGTCGGTTCGCGATGGCGGGGTCGGCGAGATCCTCGAGGGCGAAGCGGTGCGAGCGGGCGTCGGGGAAGGGGAGGTAGGCCTTCCCGTCGCGCGCGAAGTTCGCAAAGAGGGCGAACGAGTGCCCGACGTCGACGACGATCAAGAACGGCGGCCACTCCGGCAGCGCGCGGGCGTAGCGCTCGGCCTGGGCGCGGGCGCGGTCCATCGCGGCCGTCCACCACGCGGTGCCACGCACCGCGGTGCCGATGCGGCGGGTGCCTGCGGCCGGCGATGAGCCGCCGAGGAGATCGAGCTGCTCGGCGTCCTCGGCCTGGCCGGCCTGGGTCCCTTGCTTCGCCTCGAGCACGAAGCAGTCCGCCTTGTAGAGGTCGATCCAACCGCGGCTAGTGGTTCCGTCGCCGTTCTGGAAGGTCACCGCCTTCTCGAAGACGTACCGGTTCTTCGCCTCGTCCTGCTTGGTCGCGTCGGGGTGCGCGATGTCGAGGAGCGTGCAGAGCTCCGTGAGAAACGACACGTAGTTGGCCCGCTCGGCGCCGCCTGAGGCTCGCCATTTGGCGATGAAGGCGTCGATGGTCGCGCGTTGCCCTGCGGTGTCTGCCTCCGACATGTAGCGTCCTCCTGAGAGCGGAGAACGCTAACCCGGCGTTCGATCGCCGCGCAAGGGCTTGCAGGACTATCCCCCCAAGGCCGCTACGCCTCGAGCGGCGCGGCCAACGTGCCGACGTGCCCACGCGCGAGCGAGATACGCTCGGCCTGGAGTCCTCGCCAGCTACCCGCGAACCCGCGCGCCTTCGTCCACGCGCACGGAGCGACAGCGGTCGCCCAGCGGATGACGCGCAGCCCGCTCTTCGACGGAAGGTCGGCTGGGCTGTGCTGATGCCCGGTGCAGCAGAGGCGGTGCGTGGCCGCACCCCACTCGACCGGCCACTGCTTCGGCACGATGAGCCCGAGGTCCTTCACGGTGTGCTCGTCGCCATGGTGGAGGCAGAGGAGCGTGGAACCGACGAGGCCGCCGGGAAGGCGATCGTCGTCGAACCGATGCACGGTCACATCGTCGGCGTTGCGGTACCACGCGGCGAGCACCTCGCCGGCCCACGCCGTCGAGTGCCGGTCGTGGTTGCCCTCCCAGAGCCAGACGTCGACGGGGGCGACTTGGCGCGCGAGGTCGATCTGCTCGACCTTGTACGCGACCCATGAGCTCACTCCCTCGGCTGGCGGCGCCTCCGTGAAGAGCTGCGTGCCGGAGGTGGTAGTGCTGCCCGCCGAGTCGACGTGGATGCCATCGGAGCCGACGGGGAAGATGATGCGCTCGGGACGTCCGAAGAGCACGGCCTCGCTGAAGATCTGCCCCAGTAGGTCGAGGTAGACCCGCCGCTGAATGGCGCGGGACCACCCCGCGGCCTGCAGGTTCCAGTGCTCGTCGGTCAGCCCGAGAAGAAGTGCCCACGGGTCACGCGCCTCCCGGACCTGTAACTGCGGAGGCGCGTAGGTTGGCGCGTGCTCGGCGAGCCAGCCCAGAAGAGGCCGCACAAGCTCCTCGTGCGCGCGTCGCCACTTGTCCGCGTCCGCCTTGATCTGGTTCCACTTCTGGCGCTCGATCTGGGAGTAGATCCTGAGCTGCCTGAGCTGCCCCGCCTCCTCCAGAAGCTCCTCGTCGCCCTTCTCCGCGAGCGTCTCGGCCGACCACGGCAGCGCCTTGTGCGTGAGCCCCAGCGCGCGGCGGACGCCGTCCATGATCGCGTGCGGTAGGCCGAGCGTGCGCCCGACCTCCGTCAGCGTCGCGCCCTTCTCGGCGGCGACCTCCGAGTAGTCTCGGAAGACCTGATCCACCTGCGCGCGCGAGAGGTTGAAGGCCTTGGACACGCCTGGCAAGCGGAAGGTGTAGGTGCCGGTGTCGGGGTCGTAGACGTAGTGCGGCGTCTCCTCGAGCACCGGAGGCGCCTCGGTGGGAGCTCCGCTTTCCCTTGTGCCGGCGCTTTGGTCACCCGGCTTTCCAGCCCCCCTGAGCTGCGGCGCGAGCGAGCGCGCCTCCTCGTAGCTGCACCCGAGCTCCCGCGCGACCTCAGCGACCCGGCGAGACCGGGCGTGACGGGCCGCCACTGCCGCTCGAGGGTGGGCGAGGGCCTCGTCGAGGGTCACTCGCGCCGCTCCCACGCCTCGAGCACCGCCTCGGTGATCTTCGCGGCCGCATCGGTGACGGCGCCCCTCGGCAGGCGGCCTCCGTGCGCGGTGAGCAGCGGCGCGAGCTCTGCTTCGGCTGCTCCGATCGCCGCGTCGAGTCGCTCCGCTCGGTCGCTTGCGGCCGCCGCGGCGTGCCGCGCGTCTTCCTCGGCGTCGGCCACGTAGGTCACCGGGCCGATGAGCCACTCCTCGCCGTCCATCGCTTCGACGCCATCGAAGTAGACCTGATCGTACCGTGGAGGGTGGCGCGTTCCTGCCGCTCGCTTGGCCGCTGGCGCGTACTTCTCAGGGAAGCCGGGCTTCATGGCGCCACCGCGTCCCGGACAGCGACAACGACGACAGCCACAGCCCCGGTGACGACGACGGACAGCGTCGCCACGAACCACGGCCTCTCGACGAGCGGGACCTTCCTCGCCGGCGGCGCCTGTACCGTCCCGGGCAGCTTGAGCAGCTCGGCGATGGTGTCGTCGCGGGCCTCGAGCAGCGAGGCGCAGGTCTTGCGCTCGGCCGCCAGTTCGTCGCGGGCCACGCCCAGGTCGATGCGGCACCGCGGGAGCTCGGTGCGGACGCAGAACCCGCCGCGCACGGCCTCGGGGACGGGCACGAGGAGCCCATCGCAGACCGCGGGCTCGCCCATGCGAAGCTCGTGGGACTTCTGGCACGGCAGAGGTGCCGCCGACGGCTCCGCGGCCGATGCGCGCTTTGCCGACAGGACGATGACGAGGACGGCGAGGAGCACGGCCAGAAGCAGGAGCGCCTCGACGGCCGCGCCGTTCCGTCTCGGGTCCTGGTAGCTCATGGCGCCTTCCACAGAGACCTGTCGGCGAGGCGCACCCTGAAGTCGGAGTGCCTCCACCTCGATTGCTCGGCTACTCCCGCGTGGAGCAGCTCGCCGTAGTACCTCGCGAGGGCGTGCGAGAGGCACGACCCGCGTCGGAGCACTTGCTCGCCGCCGCGGAACGAAATCCACCAGGCGCGCGTGCGTCCGGAGCTCATGGCGCCTTGCCCCGCTCGTGCTCCTCCGACGTGATGCCCATGGCCTCGTCCCAGAACTCCGCCACCTTGCCGGCGCCGAGCTTCTCCGTGAGGCGTCCGTGGACGAGGTCGATGCGCGCGATGTCCTGCGCGGCCTGCTCGTGGATCCTGGCGAGCTCGAGGTCCCGCTCCCGGAGCGCCGCCTGCGCCTTCCTGGTCGCCGCGGCATGCGCCTCCATGGCCAGACGCCAAGCCTTCGAGCGCTCGCGCTCGCTCTTGAAGTCGGCCTCCGCGCGCTGCCTGGAGGCGCGCTCGCCCCACCAGAGGAGGAGCGCGAAGCCGACGACGGGCAGCGCGATGAGGAGCGAGAGCACCCACGAGCCAGCGCCGCGCAGCCAGAGCCAGAGACGGCCGAACCAGGTCACCGATGGCATTGCGTCACCTCCACGGAGGCATCGGCATGGATGCGATGAGCGGACCATCCCGGTGCGCCCTCGGCCACGGGTCATTGCCGCAGACGAGGGCCGCGAACTGGTCGGGAGTCATCTCGTGCTCGTCGAGATCGTCCGAGTCGACGCCCTCGCCCGCGAAGTCCTCGAGGTCCTGCCTGATGGTGTCCTCGGCGAGGTTCAGGTCGTCGCGGATGGCGGTCTCGGCAGTCACGCGAGCGGCCTCCAACCGCTGAACGCGTCGCCAGCCTCGCGGATCGCAGGCGGGATGGGCGTCGCGTCGTCGACGAACTGGCGGACTGGCGCCGTCGGAGGATCGTACCGGACCGACAGCATCGGCGACGCCGTCAGCCCGCCCAGGTAGACGAGCCCTGCGGACGTGTCGCCGTAGGGGCTCACGCCAGTTCCCAGTCCTCTGCCAGCACGTCGGACTGAGAGGCGAGCCACGGCACGACGGTGCCCTGCGCCGTCATCATGTCGACGTGCGGTTGGTAGGTCACTTCGGACCCGACGGGCATGTGCGCCGCCATCGGACGACCCGCGGTGACCCTGAAGACGGACCCGGGCACCAGGAAGACGAACATGCCCTTGCCGTTCCATCCTTGGCGCCGCACGCGCCCTCCACCCTTGAGCACCTCGAGCGCATGGCCGAACGTCATCGCCCACCCCCACCTTCATCGTCAGCGCGTGGCACGTCGCCTTCTGACCGCCCGCCCATGGCCTGCAGCCGCGCCTTCGCGGCGGCGACCGTCGACGTCGACAGGAACCCCCCGCCGAGGCCGGCGGCGACTCCCCACGGCCAGCCCGGGTCACCCAGCGCGAGGCCCCAGAGGCCCCCGACCACGATGGCCAGCGGGCGCCAGATCCAGCGCATCCCCGATGGCACCGGCCTCTTGCGCCAGGCGCAGACGGCGCCGAAGGCGAACTTGAGCCCGTGGACGATCGCCGCGACGGCGATCCCGGAGACGAAGATGATGCCGATGACGGCCTCGATGCTCATGCAACCTCCCGGGGCTCAGTGGAGCCGGAGCACGCTTCGCCGCGCAGGCGCGGGCAGAGCGTCTTGTTGACCTCGGCGTGGCTCTCGACGTGCCGGAGCCTCTCGTCGTGGTCGCGCAAGCGCTCCTCGACCTCGTCCGCGTGAGCCTGCGACCGGTGCTCGTTCGCCTGGACGGCCTCGATGAAGTTGTCCAGGCGCTCGACGAGCACGTCCACGCGCGCGCCAACGCCGGCGGCGATGACGCCGATCTGCGTCTTCAGGTCGGCGAAGCTCTTGATGAGCCAGTGCGCGATGGCCCAGAGCGTCCCGAGCACGCTCAGCACGCCAAGGACGATGCCGATCACGGCCTCGAGGCTCATGCGGCCCTCCCAAGCGCGGCGAGCTCGGCATCGGTGCCGAGGAAGAGGTTGCAGTCGACGCGTACCGGGTTTCCGTTGGCGCCTGGGAGCGATCCCTTGCCGGTCGTCTGCCAGAGCGTCGCCTTGACGTCGCCGAGGGCCGGCGCCTTGGCAGGGTCGGGCCAGGGCTTCGCCTGGTACTTCGGGATCCAGAGGGGCATGCGCTGCAGAAGGTTGGCGCCGAGGCCAGACTTCTCCCACCGCCAGCGGTAGTAGCTCGGGGCCAGGTAGAGCGGCGCCGCCAAGCCCGTGGCCACCTCGACCTCCGCGCGCCACGCGTCGACGAAGCAGGCGAGCAGCGTCGGGGAGGGGCGATTGCCGGCCTTCTCGCACTCCCATTCGAGGTCGAGCACGGGGGCGGTGAGGAGCGACGGCTGCCCGGGCGCGGCGCAGACCTCGAGGCAGGCGCTCGCTTGCGCGATGCCGGCGGAGCGCGCGTCGGCCTCGGTCCGCCACTTGGCGAGCCGCGCGAAGTGGTAGGCACCGAGGCGCATCCCGGCGTCGGCCGACGGGCGCGCGTGGCGCTTCCATCCGGGGCTGACGTGTCCGAGGCCCTCGGAGGCCTTGACGAAGTTGAAGCGCACGCCGGAGGTGTAGGCCGCACGCCAGTTGATCGGATCCTGCCACCCGGAGACGTCGACGCCCCGGACGCATGGCGCCTGGGCGTTGACCGGCGAGGCGTCACGGGAGCCGAACCAGGCTCCGAGCCACTCCGCCAGCGGGGCTACGAGGCGGCTCACGGGGCGTAGCCCAGCTCGCGCGAGACGAGCGCGACCGCGTCATCTTTCGTCGGGACGCCGACGACATCGATGCCATGCGCCGCAGCCCACCGGACGAGGCCCTGCAACGGCATGGCATCCAGACTGGCGACGGACTCCGCGCGTCCAGCGGCCGGAGCCGGCCGCTCCGTGGCGCCGGCGCCCTTGCCACCTACCTCGACGTACTCGACGCCACCGGGCGCGCCAGGCGCGAGAAGCGCGCCCTCTGCGTCGAGGTCGAGAGAGCGAACGAAGAGCGCCCGATCGTGGTCGCGCCACGTCGACGAGGCGACCGCGGCGACCTCGGGAGGGAGCACTCGGCGACGCAGGGTGACGCCGCCGCCGAGGTCGACGGTCTCCTCAGGCAGGCCACGGAGGCAGAGCAGGAAGGCGCCGTTGGGCTGGGGCTTGATGCTCGTCGGGCTCGTAATGTCCGAGCCAGCGAGCGCCCCGGCGCACAGGTGCGCCCCCCAGGCCTCGGCCGGGATCTCGACGTAGGTGCGCGAGCGCTGGCGCCTCACGGGTGATCCTCGACGAGGTCGTCTGCCGCCATGTTCTGCGCCTCCAGGCGAGTCATCGCGGGGCTGCGCCCGGTGTTCGCGTCGGCCCTGTTGAAGACGTAGCCGCCGGCCGCGGTCGAGTCGCCCGGCGTGTTGCCCGGCCAGTAGTCGAGGAGGCACGACGGCATCGCCGCCCAGTCAACCTTGCGCGGGCGAGCGACGAAGTTGGCGAAGTCCGGCGCCCCCAGCGCCACGTCCCAAACGCCGAAGCGCGCGATGCGGCAAGCGACGTTTCCGCCGTAGGCCGGATGAGCGCCGAGCGCGATGTTCTCGACCGCCATGCCAGGGTGCGCGTAGACCCGCGTCTGCGTGTCGACGCCGTTGATCCACGCCTTCCACGTCCCGGCACCGTCGTAGGTGAGGCCGAGCAGGTCCCAATCCACGCCCGAGCGCGGCAGCTCGCCCATATCCATGACGTCGCCCGCGCCCCAGCCGCCGAGGATGGGCCGGAACACCGGCCCGCCGCCCGTGCCGGAGAATACGCGGAGGCTGAACCCGACGCCGAGGAAGCCCGCCAGGTATCGGCTCGCACCATCAGCACTCTTGAACCACCACGCCGTCGTGAAGGCGCCCGCGGGCCAGTCGTTTCCGGCGCCGAAATCGGCCAAGGGGGTGCCGTAGAGCTGGTCATCGAGGCCGTCGAGGTCGACCGAGAGGAACTTCGCCTTCTTGCCCCCCTGCTGACACATGCCCATCGCCGCGAAGCGCAGCGCCGTCAGCGGGTTGCACCGGATGATCACGCGACCCTCGCGGACGCGTGGCTCTCGATGCCGTCGAAGCCCTCGGCCTCGCTCGGTGTCGGCCAGGTCGCGGCCTTGATCTGCGAGAGCGACGGCAGGACGCCGATGAAGCCGGAGCCGCCAGAGTCGTTGCGGATCCACGCCTCCTTGCACTGGAGGAAGAGCGCCACCGGGCTCCCGGCGAGGATCGGGTAGTACGCCTTCGTCCCGATGGCGGCCTCGCTGAAGTAGAGCTTCGCGTCGACCTCGGACGTGATGTGGACGAGCTGCGCGACGTTGTGCAGCTCGACGACGAGGCTCTTGCCGTCGTCGACGGTGTCCGTGTAGGCGTAGGGCGGCGCGACGACTTCGTGCTGGGGCTTGGAGGCGTTGTACGGTCCGGTCACAGGCGGCATGGGGTCACCCCGTCGGCATCACGAAGTGGGACACGAAGATGTCGACGTAGCCGGCGCTCAGGGCGTCCAGCGTGTCGCCCACGGCGTTGAACGTCGCGGTCAGCTTGCCGCCGCTGGGCAGGATGGCTGGGCGGTAGTCGGTGAGCGCCGCGCCCATGGCCGAGATCTCGTGCCCGTGGTAGCCGGTGGCCGTGATGTCGATGGCCCCCGCGATGTAGGCGTCGGCATCGGGCGTCGCATCCTCTCCGACGATGAGGCCGACCGAGGCAACGGTGCCGCCCGAGAAGGCCTGGCCCGTCTTGGCCCACACGGCGTGGATCGCGCCATCGTCGCCAGGCGTGAGTTCGCCAAGGTCGACGAGCAGCGATGCGCCGCCGCCGGCCAGGTCGGCGTGCGTCACGCGGAAGCGCTCGGTCCTGTAGACGCCTGGCGCCTGGACGTCCTTGAAGACCCCGACGCCATCGGATCCGCGCACGTCGGCCTGCTGCAGGCCCTTGACGAGCAGATCCTTGGCCGCGATCTTCGTCCGGTCGACCATGCCCAGAGCCTGCAGGCTCTATGCCGTGGCGTTAAGGCGCGGAGCGGTCTACGGGCGCGCTCCGCCAGAGCCCTCGCGGAATCCGTCGAGCCATGCGGCGAGGATGCGCAGGCGCTCCGGGGTCGAGCGTCCGGACCCGAGGTCCCACCGCACCGCGTCCGCGCCGAAGCGCCGCCAGTAGCGGCGGTCGATGGCATCGATGACGCCTCCGCGCGCCTCGGCGTTGTCGCGCGCCGTCCTTCCGTCGACTCGCCCGCATGCGCGCGCTTCGGCGATGCGCTGGTCGCCTCCGAGGAAGCTCATGCCTCACCCCCCTGCCCGCGATGGAACTCCTCGGCGAACGCCTGCTCCGCTGCGTGCCTGGCCACCTCGAACGTCTCGGCCACGCCTCCGTACCCGAAGTCGCTCAGCCTGCGCTGGCATGACCATCCCCAGGCCGCATGCGTTCGGAACGCCTGCAGGACGAACCCGGCGACCTCGCGCTCGTACATCTCCACGCGTCCCCAACCGAAGGGCAGTGCGGCGGCCGCCGTCTCCGGCACCTCGACCTCGCAGACGTCCAGGTCGCCCTCGCGGTGCCAGGCGCCTCGAAGGCCTCGCTTGTTCTCGTCCTCGACCTCGACGAGCGACGGGTGCGGACCATCGCCAGCGGTGCCCTGCATCAGGATGCGGACCTTCATCACAGCCACCTCACCAGTTGAAGTACGTCCCGTCGCCCTTGTCCTCGCCCACCTGCGCGCGCTCGAGGCCATCCCAGAGCGACTTGGCCTGCAGCTTCCTCGCCTCGTCCTCGGTCATGCTCTGCACCTTCGGCCGCTCCGTCGGGATGGGCAGCGGCCCCGTCTGCCCGGCAAGCTCGCGCATGACCGCCGCCTCCTCGTCCTCGCTCATCGCCGTCCGCACGTCGTAGGTGAAGAAGCGGCGCACGCCCTCGCGCATGAACCAGCTGGCCATCGTCCGGTCGCCGGTGTGGGCCGCCGGGTCGTAGGCGAGGAGCTCTCCGATCCACGCCTGGAGCTCGTCCTCGCACTCGAGGAGCCCCGAGGAGCCAACGAACGACGGGAGCACCCACTCGCCCATGCTCAGCTCGGCTGCGATGCCCTCGATGCCGTAGTCCGGATGCCACTTGGTCGCGGTCGTCGTGAAGGGCTCGACGCGGATGTCGGGCCTGGCAAGGTGCAGGTCCTGCACGATGTAGATCTGGGCGGCCGCGTCCTCGACGAGGAACTGGCAGCCGTAGCGCTCGTGCAGCGTCGCCACCATGCCCTTGATCTCGGGCGAGGTCATGCGCGCCGCGTGGATCCAGAGCGGGCGGATGAGCAGCTCGTTGTGGTCTACGCGTCCGGCGAGCCCGAAGGCCTCCGCAGGCCCGGCCATCGCGACGAAGAACACCGTGCGGTCGGACTGCTTGTGCTTCCGGCTGGCGAGGTCGACGCCGCAGACCGTGAAGCACCCGGGCGGCATCCTGTCGAGCGCGCGAACGAGCGTCAGGCCCTTGCCGAGCTCCTTGCAGCGCTCGATCCACGCCGCGTTGAAGCGCCGCTCCCCGGGAGCCCGGGCGATGCAGTGGACCTTGCGCGCAACCGTCGCAGGCGGGTGCGCATCGATTCGCTCCTGGGGCCACACCTTCGGCCAGCGCGTCAGGCCGTTGGGGTGCGCAGGTGTCGCCGTCTCTGGCAGGGCGATGGGCGTCTTGCAGAGGTGCCAGCCGTGCTCTCTGGCGAGCTTGTGCCCGGCGTCGTACTCCTCCCAGGCGTTGCAGACGAAGACGATCTTGCCGTCGGAGCCCGATCCATCGCCGCGCCGCTTCATCATGCGGTCGTCGAGCTGGTTCAGGAGCCAGAACACGACCTTGTCCGACCGCGCCTCAGTCCGCGTGTTCTCGGCGTCGATCATGTCGTCGCAGGGCGCGAAGCTCAGGCGCGACCCGAGGATGGACCCCTCCGCGCCGCAGGTCTGCGCGCTCGGGTCCTTGGCGTAGTCCATCGTCCCGGCGCCGTCGCGCGCGACCGTGAAGCGGTCGGTTGACCAGAGCGGCCCAGGCCGAACGCCCGGGAAGACCTGCGCGAAGTGCTTGCTCTGCGCGATGTAGCGCATGGCGATGCTCGAGAACTTGGCCGCGTTCGGCTGCGTCTTCGACGCGAAGCAACCCCGGAAGTGCTTCGGGTCGCGCCCGAGGAGCCAGAGGAACCAGCCGATCGTGAGCTGCTGGGACTTGCCGCTCTCGGGGCTCGTCATGATGACGACACGGTCGTGCGCGAGCAGAGCCTCGTGCCACTCCTCCTGGAAGGGCGCCACGTCGATGCACTTCCCCGTCGTCTCGTCGCGGAGCACGAGCTCGCAGAACACGACGGGGTCCTCGCGGGCGAGGACGTTGCAGCTCGGCAGCGCAGCCCAGGCAGCTTGACGGATGAGGCTCTGCTCGTGCGGGCTCGTCATGCGCGGCCCCTAGAACGGGATGTCGTCGTCGACGAGCGGAGGCGCATCGTTCGGCGGAGGTGCGCCGGCGTCGCCTCGCGGGCGATCGTAGCCCTCGGGGACGGCGGTTCGGGGAGCGCCGCTCCGGCCGTGGTCGTCTCCATCGTCCGAGGAGCTCCCGCCGGACAGGAAGAGGACGCGCTCGGCAACGACCGTCGTCGTCCAGCGCTCGATGCCCTCCTTGTCGGTCCACTTGCGCGTCTGGAGTCGACCGCGCACGTGGATGAGCTTGCCCTTGGAGCAGTACCGCTCGACGAGCTCGGCGGTCTTGCCCCAGCACGTGACCTTGTGCCACTCCGTCTGCTTCTCGCCCGACTTCGCCTTGAAGTCGGTGGCGATGGAGAGGCTGCAGACGCGGCCCCCGTCGTCGGTGTTGCGGCCTTCGGGATCCTTGCCCAGGCGGCCGATGAGGTTGACCTCGTTCAGCATGACTCACCTCCCTTCTTCTTCCGGAGCAGATAGCCCTCACCGTGACGCTTGAGGATCACGCGCCCCAAGCGCTCGTGCCACCGCTCCCGCAGCGGCTTGACCACGAAGCCCTCGCGGACGTGCTTGGCGCCGTTCATGGTCGCGAGGAAACTGTCGCCCTCCGCGAACGTCGCCGGGTCGACGTCGCCCCAGCGTCCGCGATGGAGCTCGGGCACCCACGCGACACCGACGTCGCCCGCTGCCTCGCGAGCGTCCTCGTGGTCGAGGTATCGGCCGTTGCGCACGTCGAAGACGTCGAAGCACCGGAACGCACAGCCCTTCGTGATGCCGTACTTCAGGTCCTGCACCTGGCCGAAGACCTCGCCGAAGAACACCAGGCCAGGCAGCCGCGCGAGCTTCTCCGCGAGACCCTCGACCTCCGCGGCCATCCACCACAGGTTCGCCGGGTCGTAGCGCTTGATCTGCGTGCGCGAGCCCACCCAGAGACGCTCGCCATCGTGGCAGAAGCGCGCGTTGGCGCCGTGGATCTTCTCGGTGATGACGACCCGATCGTCGGCCTCGAGGACACGAGGCCATCGCCGGAGGCTCTCGAGGTCCGTGTACGTCGGAAACCTCCACCCCTGCGGAGCGGCTTCGCACTCGCCTCCGGTGGAGAGCCCGCCGCGCTCCTCGGCGTCGTCGGCCTTGGTGATGCCGAGGAACTCGGCGACGTCGTCGCCCTCGTGGAAGCCCCAAGGTGCCGGGACGAGCAGACCTTGCGAGAAGATGCCGCGCAAGCGCTTCGCCTGAACGAGGCGCCGCGACGTCGGCGCTGACCCGACGGGCCGCCCGTGAAGGAAGGCCCAGGCCTCGGTGTCCGGCACGACGGCGTCCACCGGCACGTAGACCGCGAGGTCGCCCTCGCGGAAGGCGCCGCGCTTCGTGATGACGGGGTAGTCGAAGACCTTCGTGAGGTCGAGGGTGTCGGCGTCCGGGTGCGGGGTGAGCGCCCCGACGCGCACGACGTTGACATGGAAGTCGGTCATGCGGTCCTCCCTGTCGGCACGACGAACGTCGGCGGTCCATCAGGCTTGCGCCCGGTTCCTTTCGTCTCACGCGCGAACGATGCCGCTCGCTCCATGGCTGCCTCCGAGAAGCCCGCGATGTGCATGGGCGCCCGCTTCTCGAACCACCGCCGCATCCACGCCTTCGGCCACGGCCAGGCGTACCGGCGCCAGAGCTTCTCCGCGAGCTCCGCAGGCGTCGCGCCCGCGCTGAGCTGCACGAGGTAGGCCTCGCGCTCCCAGCGCCAGCGGAACCACGCGAGGAGGACCGGGACCGGGAAGAACAGGTAGGAGAGCTGCCACAGCACCGGCCAGCGCCTCGCCTGCCGGACGTGCACGGACTCGTGCTCGAGGACGAGCCCATCCGCCGGCGAGCGCCCGACCCAGAAGCTGTCGCGCGTCGTCGGGAAGTAGATGCGCCAGGGGCTAATGGTCGTCCAGGCGTGCTCCATGAACCAGGCCCCGAGGAAGAGGCCGATGAGCCTCATGAGCCAGGACTGGTCCTTGCGGACGAGGGCGACCCGTCGGCCGTCGACTTCGATGTACCAGGCGGGGTCGCTCATACGCCTTCGCCTCCGATGCCGAGGACGTTGAGCCGGGTGATCTCCTCGGCCATCGCGATGACTGCGGGCTCGCAGATGTAGCTGGGGCGTACGCCTATCACGCGGCACCGCTTGCCGTCGTAGCTGGGGCATTCGCCGGTCTGGAGGCACATTGGGATGCCGTCCTTGGACCATTCTGGCTGCGCGTTGGGATCGAGCTTGGAGAGCTTCACGGCTCGCACCTCCGCCACGTCGGCGTGCTCTTCCCCTTGCTCGTGTCCCGGCACGGCTCGGCGAGGCCGGCCTTGCGCAGGAGACGGAGGATGCAGTCGACGGCGCGCACGAAGCGATGGGTGATGCCCGTAGCCGTCACGGACTGAGACCCGAACACCGCGGAGCACGCGCGCCAGGTCGACCCGGCCGTGCCGTCGAGGTACGAATGGAACGCGGCCACCTGCTCGCGCTCAATGACCACGCCTCCCTCGCCGGTGTAGCGATCGGCGCCGGACAGCCACGGCCCCGGACCGATCGCGCCCCATCCCGTCTCCGCCCTGACCTGCCTCTTTGGCTTCGCGTCGCTCCAGCGCTTCATGCCGCGTCCTCCTGCGTCGTCTCGTCCACCTCCACCGGCCCACCGGCGAAGACCTTGCGCTCGCAGGTCCCGACCACGGCGAGGATCTCCGCGTACTTCACGAGCCGCTCGTCCTCGTCGTCGGCGATGCGCGTCCCGGCGCGCCACTCGGTCAGCACGACGTCGCCGATCCCGACCTCCATCGGGATGACCCTGCCCGCGCTGGTCACGCGCCCCGGGCCGACGGCCTCGACGCGGCAGTGCGACCACCGCTCGAGCCCGCGACTCGTCTCCGGGATGAGGATCCCGCCCTTTGTCTGGCTCTCTCCCGGGAGCACGCGCACGAGCACGTCATCGCGTAGCGGCTGCAGCTTCATCGGGCACCTCCGCCGAGGCCGGCCATCGTGGCGAGGCGCTTCATCGCCTCGTGGAACGTCCGGTTCCAGGCGTCCGTGCGCTCCTCGGCCATGCCGTCGCGCACCTTGCCGTGCTCGTTGTTGGCCTCGTCGGCCGCGGCCTTGATCAGCGCGTTCCGCTGGTCCACGTACCGGCAGTCGTGCCAGGCCCCGTCCGTGTGCTCGCATCGCTTGTGCATCGCGCCCAACGTCCACCCCCTCAGCCGCCCAATGGCGGCATCCGTCACGCGTCGTCCTGTCCGGACTGCCCGGGCAGGTCGATCACCACTCCTCGGTTGCGGAGCCGCACCGTCGCGCGGTGCCCGATCTCGAGGATCCTGACCGCGTCCTCGAGCTCCATCTCCTCGGCTGCAGGCATCCCCGCGGTTGCCCTCGGGTCGCCGAAGTAGAGGCGCTCGAGCTCCATGAGCTTGCTCGTCGTGTCGACTGCGATGGCTTGCGCCTTGACGAGCTTCTCCGCCGTCCTGGCGGCGCTCTCCGCGTCAACGCCGAACTCGCTTCCCAGCGCCCTCTCAAGCGCGCCCGGGATCGCCCCGACGAGCTTCGCCACCGTCTCGGAGACGTCTTCCAGCGCTCGGAGCTGCCGCAGGTTTCCCGTCATCGCCACGCGCAGCGCAGCGCCCTCGTGAGCGCGGGTCTCGATGGCGTCCAGGCGCGCAGCGTCGCTCAGAGCCACAGGCAGGGCCGGAGGCGCAGCGGCGGGCGCAAGCTTCGGCCTCGGGGCGGGCTTGCCCGCGGCCTCGGCCTCCTGACGCTTCGCCCGGGCCGCGGGCTGCTCCTGTTCGACCACTTCGCGGATGGGGGGCGCCCAGTCGACGCCCTTCCAGCCGTGGTGCCAGAGCTTGTGCGCCATTCCGACGGAGCACCCGGCCCGCTCGGCGGCGTGACGTGCATTGCCTGGGCGTTCACGGAACGCCTCGGCACAGCGATCGTAGGCCTCGCGGTCACGGACGGCCATCGTCGCCCCGGTCGCCGTCGTTCACGTTCACGTTCACGCTCACGTTCACGATTCGCGAACCCCGAACGCGCCCCTCCACCCCCTCGGCCCAAACGAGCATCCGCGCCCGGTACGCGTCTTCGATGTACTTCACGGCGACGCGGCTCATGTTCAGCAGCGCGCCCACCTCGTCGAGCGAGAGCCCCTCGGGGTGCTCGTCGACGACGTCGAGTGCGCAGGTGGCCATCCCGGACTCCACGAGCTCTTCGGCCTGGTCCTCGAGGGCGTCGAAGAACGGGTTGTGCCCGCCGGTGCGGAGCTGGAGCTCGCCGCGTTCCGTGATGTCGACGGCCAGGTGGAAGCGACACCCGACCCACGGGCATGGCCTGACAGGCCGGCCCTCGTCGTCCTGCGGGCACTGCCCACGCGTGCGAGGCGCCTCGGGGTCGCGCGGCCGCTGCGGACCGTACGGCCTCCTGGCATCGTTGCCAGGACCCTGGCGCTTCGCGCGCCAGCGCAGCTTGCCTCGCGCTACGTCAGGCATCGACGCCTCGCCCCAACGCGTCGAGACCGCGGTCGACGACCAGCCTCAGCGCCTCTGCCACGCTGGCCGCTCGGTCCGGCACGAGCGATTGCAGCCGCTCGACGAGGTCATCGGGCACGAGGAGCTTCACGGGCGCCGCCGGCGCGTCCTGGTGCATCGCCTCGCGGATGGCGGCGCGCAGGGTCGTTTTCGCGCCTCCGGACGCCTGCAGGATCCTGGTCTGCTCCTGACTGCAGAGCTCGCGAGCCGCGGCGGCTGCCACGGACACGGCCAGCCGGCCGTCCTGGACGGCGGCCACGAGCTCGGGGACGCCGCACTCGACGACCACCTTGGCATAGCCGACCGAGCGCGAGGACACGTTGACGGTCTTGGCGGCCTCGTCACGCGCCCTGGCCGTAGGAGGACGCGGCTCCTCCGGTGTGGGCAAACTTGCCCGAACCGGACCGCGATGCTGCGTCGCAGCCTGCCGCTTCTTCGCCTCGCACGCGTAGATCTCCTCGATTCTGGCCGCCGCGAGTGCGCGCTGCGACTCGGTCAGGTGGCGTCGATGGAGGTTCGTCGAGACGACATAGGCCACGGGGTCCGGCCCGGTGTACTTCCTCCACCGCGGCTCGAACCGACCCTGTCCCCCGAGCTGCAGGCACGCACGGAGGCGGTTGCGGCCGTCCAGAACGAGGGTCTCGCCGTCGACGTCGACGGCGATGCACGGCTCGGTCAGGCCGTGCTTCTCGATGTCGGCGACGAGGAGCGCGAACGTCCCGTCGTCCATCAGCGGGAAGATGTCGGCCGCCGGGTGGGTCGTGTAGTTCCCGATCTTCAAGCGCTCACCTCCGCTCGTCGCCAGTGCGCCAGTTCGAGGGTCACGTCGCTCTGCACCTCGTTGCCCCACACGTGCCACCCGTCGTGCCGCTCGCGCGCGAAGAGCTCGATGCGAGGCCGGTCGCCGCAGAGCTTCACGAGGCGCCTGCGCACCTCCGCGGGCTTCGCCGAGTGCCTCCCTGGGGCCTCGAGCACGACCTGCCGAACGCCGGCGTTGAGTCGCTTGGGACTGCCGCGCACGCCGAGCAGGCAGAACTCGGCGTTGGCCCGAGTCCAGTGACCCATGCCCATGCGGGTGACGTCGTCCGGGATGGGACCTTCGTGGCGCCCGGCGAGCAGCGCCTCTCCGTCGAGCGTCAGCTTGACCCAGACGAAGCCGAGCGTGAGGTAGGTGAAGCCCCACGACTCGATGACCTCGAAGGCCTCGCGGAAGATGGGAGGCACCGCCCACATGCAGAGCACCGCGTCCTCGGCAGCGAGCTCGGCGACGGGGAGCTTCCGAAGCGCCGCCAGGTCCATGGTCGGGTACTTGTGCGCGGCCCCACGCTCCCCAGCGTCGCAGGTGTCGCGGTAGCGCCACGGCGGGTCGGCGTAGATGAGCGAGTACGGTCCTGCCTGGCGCGGTCCGTGGCCCCCGAGCAGGAGCTGCGTCCCGGCGTTCACTGGTCACCATCCGGCGAGGCCGTGGCACGCACGCGCTCGTGCTGCAGTCGCTGGACACGCCCTTCGAGCTCGTCGATGGCCTCGAGGCACCGGACACCGAGCTCCCAGTGCACCGGCCGCTTGCGCTCGGCGCACTCCTCGATCCGCGACCGGTCCTCGACGCTCAGGCCTGGCATGCTGCGCCCTCCTCGTCGGCCTGTGCCGCCTGACGCGGCTTCACGAGCGCCCAGAGCGTCGCCGCGGCGGCCACGAGCGCGTCGACCACGCCAGGGCTCTTGAGCGCCTCGGCCTCCTCGGCCTCGTCCCCTTCGCACGGGTCGAGGGCGATGGAACCGGCATCGTCGACGACACGCAGCCAGCACACCGCTCCGTCCTCGGCCTCGATTTCGTCACGGAGCACGTTCCGGTG